ATGAAAGCAACTGCAGACAAGAAAATCAATTGGGCGAAAGTGAGAAAGAGAAGAGAATCTTTAGGCATTTCGCAAGCGTTTATTTCAAGAAAAATGGGATATAAATACAGTAGTCTTTAGTTATCAAAAGTGCAGAGTTTAATAGAAATCAATTTTCGTAATTGTGACGATACCGTCATTCTTTACATAATGAATATCTTGAATAAACATATTAACAAAATCTTTTCTTTCCTCGAGTGTGAGTTCCGTCCAGTTATCTTTTAAATTCTTCACTATATTTTTAATAGCAATAGCATCGAATGTTTTCTCAGAAGTGGGGGATTGTTTTGGAAGTTCTGATTCCAGCTGATCCAATTCTGATTGCGTCTCTTTCATTAGTTTTGAAAACTCGTTGTCATCTATTAAATCTAACGCCCATCCTTTTTGGTATTTCTCACGTTTCTTCGAAAGATTAACAATCTGCCTTTCGATTTTCCGTGTATTGTTTTCTTGTTTTGTTTCTTTTTTTATATCGAAAGATTTTAATTGAAATGACTCTATATATTTATCAAATGCTTTTAATATTTTACGTTCAGAAACACTAGTGTGGGTGTAGTATATTTTGCAGTTAGGGCATCGATAGTCGTTGTTGTAACGATCCTGGTATTTTGTACGGGTACAAGACATTCTATAACCGCAATTTGGACATACTATTTTCCCAGCGAAAACATGTGTTAGGGCTCGCTTTCTCGAGCTTACATGTCCAGTCCTGGCTTTTAATATATTCTGTAGCTCAAAAAACTCTTCTTCTGTTAGTATTCCAGGATGAGTATTTTTAAATATTTTCCCAGACCAATTTGTAGCACCATAAAGAGCATGATTTTCAAGAATGCGTCTCAAAGTAGTATTCTTCCATACAGTGTTGGAGCGCCTTGTTTTAACGCCTAGATTATCTAAGTATGTGCAACATTGCCGAATAGAATAGCCTTTTTGTAGCCTGTCTAAAAGCTCTAGAACTAGTGTTGCTTCTTCCTCATAGATGACTAAAACTCCATCTTCACCTTTTTTGTAACCAAAAGGCGCTAGTGGGATATATTTTCCTTGCCGCGCGCGTTCTTCCATTCCGAAACTAACACGCTCGGAGGTGTTCTCACGCTCGAATTGAGCAACGCTACTAATAATTGTGATAAAGAACCTTCCCATCGCAGAAGACGTGTCATAGACCTCTGTAGCGCTTTTAAACGAGCAGTCGTATTTATCAAAAAAGTTAAGCATGTTGTGCAGATCCACGACGCTTCTTGTAAGCCGATCAAGTTTATAAACCAAAACCGTATCAATCAATCCCGTTTCAATGTGCTTAAGCAGCGCTTTGAGTAGGGGACGTTCCATATTTTTTGCAGAGAGACCTTCGTCTACATAGAATTTAAATTCATCCCAACCTTGTGCGATGCAATATGCTTGTAATTTCTCACGTTGTGCAGAGATTGAAAAACCTTCTTTAGCTTGTTCTTCCGTTGATACACGTATATAAATTCCTACTGTCATTTTATTATTCCCCAGTCCGTTAGGTATTTAATTTTCAAAACAGGGCCGAAATTCAATGAGTTTTGATAGCTATTAAGGATACTCTCAAGATTAAAATCTATATAAAAAGGTGTGTCATCGTCATTCAACACGCCGCCACCCATATGGGTAATAGAATACCAAGTGGAGCCAGAATGATGCATTGTACTGATTTTCTCTTCTTGCAGCAATCTGATATGTTCTTTTTCCTCAAAATTAAACAGGTAATAATAGTTTTTTTTGAAGAAAAGGTTTATATCGAACGATTTTTTGTAGTTTTCTTGTATCTCATATATAAGTTCTAAAATTGTATAACAAGCTTTTTCCGTCTCTTCTTTTGTCGGGAGGATTGTAGAGTGAACAAGTCTATTTCTCACTGTTACAATTTCTGCAAAAGCTCTCTTGCTGAAAGGAGACGGCGTTTTGAAAGTAGATAGGTGAGCGGAATTGAAAGCGCCGATGATTTCTTGACTATTTGTAGAATGCTTGAAGTTTTTTTCTATTATTTCAAGTGGAATATCTTCATGTGTGTATAAGTAGTATTTGACGAAATCTAACCTAAATGTTTCTAGGGCTTTAAAAACATAAAAATAAGCTACATTATAGTCACCAACTAGCAAGGCTAATATAGATTCGTCAATATAGAAGGGGTAGTTTGTAATCGTATTAATGAGTCTGAATTTGTGTCCTTCGGGGCATTCGATATCCCTATATTGTTCCGTGAAATATGGCTCCTTAATAAGCTTGTGGCATTTTGGGCAATTTGTGAATTGTTCCATCTCAAAAACTCCTTTTCGTTTTTATGTATAAGAAAAGCCCCGTAGGGCGATTCTAATTAGTTTTATTATGATCTCTAATGTTATTTAGTATCAAATCCTGCTCGAATATTGGCAAGGCAACGCATCTGCATCCTTCTTTTACACCAGGCCATACGGTTTCTGGATCGGAGTATAAGTACATCTGACCGTTCCTGCTTTTGCACTCTGAACAAACCTTTATATCACCTGAATCACTCCACGCAAATCCGGGTATACCTGCCTCTATATGCTTCATGTTATTAATCTTCCCTAGCACCATCAGAGAACAGTTCCTGACATATAGTTTAGCATTTTCGTCATCTATCTTTGCGTAGGGGCGAAGTTTTTCAGGAATTGCATTAGGATCATAACCCGATTTGCAGTAATCCATGAAGATATTAAATACCATCTCAATATCAGCTCCAACCCCACATAGCTCTGGCTTTGACATAATATAGTTCTGAATCGTCTCTATTCGCACATCATCCATCCAAGAATCATCGAAAAGAACCATCTTATACTACGCCTATTGCAAAACGACCAAGTTCAGTTGCCTTTTTCTGATTGCATTTAATCACTAACTGAATAGGGATTGCGTCTGGAATGCGTAGCAAGGATATTGTTGCGTAAGAGGTATCTTTTTTTCTAGCGCCGATTGCTCCACCCGCTAACGCGCCAATCCCGCCAGTGAGTACACCTCCAACAATTGCTCCAGTAGCCGTTTTCCCAACGCTTCTACTAGAATCTTGATTCCAACCAAAACCTTGATAGACATATTGCTGATTATTGTTGCCGAAACTAACGATACCAGGTGTAAGTTCTGTCATTATGGTTGATGCTGTTCTTATCCCAATTTGTTCTTTACCACTAATCATCTCTATCTGGGCAACGTTTTTATTGAATAATCCCATCGTTATCGCTCCCTTTATGTTTTTATATAAACGCTACGCGTAAATATCAGCTTAGTACTTTTTCTTTAAAGAATGTGTTCCAGTCGTTTTCTAGGTCTTCGGCAAGTAGAGGTAGTCGCATTGCATGAAATCTATTAACGCAATCTAAAACCTCAGCCTCAGCATCCAAATTCCCCTCAAGATAATCGATTATAGCTAAATGAGCGTACACATCATTTTCAATGTGTACTTTGATATATTGCTTGCACAGGGGCAGCGCGCGAATAAAAAATTTCTTAGCTAATTCTAACTTATTTTTGTGAGTATAAAATTTCCCTGTATTTGCATAAAAAGTAAGGTCGAAGTGAATATCTTTATAGAAGTCAAGGTATTTCTTCATCTCTCGTTCAATTCGTTCGACAATTTCTAGACCTTCATCAAGCGGGAAGACGAAAAATAGTTTAGACATAATAAATACCTCTTGGTACGTCCACTTCTTTCTTTTCTCTAACTTCTTCCATATATAAATGGATTCAGGACTTTCAATATCATAAGTACCACTTGATGATACTTTTGAATACACATCACTTATCACATGAACACAGTAGGGAATAAAGCTACTAGGATACTTATTAATGTAAGAACCCAGTCTGTCTATCATTTCCTTGTTTTTTGCAATTTCAATTGAATTTTTATGACCAGTGAAGTCAAAGAAAATCGTATCTGATTCCGAAAACTGATAATCATTTCTAATGAATTCAAATTCTCTTAGCGACAAATTAAGGTCATCTAATATTGAATTTAATTTATCAATTGTAATATTCCTTCCGGAACTCTCTATACTAGAGATAGCAGCTTGAGATAAGGTAAATTCATCTTGTCTCATATTCTTCATTTTTCTAATTTCTTTTATAGTTGCACCAATAGTTTTCATAAAGTTCCCTCCTAAAATATCACTATGTGATGATTTGCTAATAATTGTAAACAAAAAGTATGCAGCTTGTGGTAGAATATAGTTATCTAAAATGAAAGGGGAGATAACTATGAACAAGTTCAAAAAATTATTTTACTTTGGAGCTGTAGCAGCAACACCAATTCTTTCTTTTATCGTAGCATTCATAAATATCCATAATTAGAATGCAAAAAAGAACGAAGCCTATTTTCACAATCTAACGGGATTGCATAGAGAAAATAGACTTCGCACACGGACACAGTATAACATGCACGAGATTTAATTGACAAAGGAAATCTATTTCTTTAATTAATGAATGCGCTTTTAAAAAATCAAACTTGGCAACTACTTAACGGGAGTGAATGCGAGATGGAGACTTTAACCGAAAGTGATAAAGAATTGTTAGCAGAAGTATATAATGAAATAGAAAATAATAATGCTTTGAAAAATGAACTTGAAATGTCTGGATTTCCGAAAGATGAGGTTTCAAAGGTTTCGTTTTGGATTAGCGGAATAATACTCGGAAATATAAAAATTTAGCTGCCTTCTTGGCAGTTTTTTTATTTTATATTCTCATTAGATTTTTTGTCTATGAGCTCCAAAATTTCTTTGACTCGTTTTATATCTTCGGGACGATTTTCTATCATATCGTATAGCCATGCGTTAAGTTCTCGATCTTCCACAAAACGTTTTAGAGGTTCGGGGTACGGTACGGTACTATTACCTAATAGATAATCTGAGGTGACGCCTAAAACTATAGAAATATTTTTTAATTCCTCATCACGTACGGGGCGTTCACCAGATTCAATGCGGTTCATAACGCTTTTATTTACATTAATTTTATCAGCAAGTTCTTTTTGCGAGATATTCTTTTTGTCTCGCAATATTGAAATACGTTCACCGATATCCATGATTTCACCACTTTCTATTATAGAAATTATTTTATCACATTTCTATTATGGAAACACATAATGTTTCTGAAATAGAAATTTAACGGTTGACATTTCTATAATAGAAACTTATAATAGGGTTATCGAGTTGCTAAAATAGAAACGAGGTGATTATTGTGGAAGAAGAATTTGATCTTTCTTTTATTAAGAGTAGGAGAGAGGAACTTAATATTTCTATGAAAGAAATGGCCTTATTATTTGGCTTTAAGAATGCATCTACGTATTTGAAATATGAAAGTGGCTTTTATCTCTTCAAAGCTGAGATGTTACCAAAACTCTCCATTGTATTGGAATGCGATATTACGAATTTTTTTGCTCAAAAAGTTGCTAAAATAGAAATTTAATGAAGTCGCATTTCTAGCATAACAATTGTTTTAGTAGCACGCGCCAAAAAAATGATACAAGGAGGAAGGCACATGAAAAATCGAAACAAAGCGAAAACAAGCTACTCGTAAGGGTTACTTCAAAGTAGGAGATTGTATCGAGGTGAGTGGAAGGTATTCAGGAATTGTAGTTATTGCGGATGCCGAGAAGTTCGGAATTTGCAGATTAACACAAGCTAATAATGGACAGTATCTTATTTGCCCTGATATATCAATGTATTCAAATGAAAGCAAACACTATCAAAGGAAATATTGGATAAAGAAAGTGGCTGCTCCATCTGAATACAAAGAAATGCTAGTCAAACCGTTAAATATTTAGTAATTGTAGGCATTATCAAACAGGGGGTCAAAAATTGAAAACAGTAACATTGAAAAAATCAGCGGAAGCGAGTGAGGCTATGCAGTATGTAAAACACTTACCGCAAAAACAGCTAGCAAGCATGATGCACACAAGCCGAGCGAATATCTCGCATTTAAGTACAGGTAAACGAAAGATGCAGCAGGACATCGCAGAACAGGCACTAAAGACAATTGAAAATGGAAGCTTCGCAGTAGCGTTATTACATCGATTCAGCGATGGAGTAACGGCGCCGTTATTAGACGGCACAGCAATAGACCAACACCGACTCGCATTCTTGGCAATGTTCGAGAATGAGACAGAAGAGTTCGCCGAAGTGCAACACAGACTCACATTAACACTAGCGAAAAATCCGGATCAGTTGAATCAGGACGAGAAAGAGCAAATTCGTCAGTTCATGAACGAGCTGATAGACGTTTGTACGGTCGCTAACAACGCACTGTTTAACTTAGCTCAAGTGTACAACTTAAGTGTAAAACGCCTCATGAATGACAGAAAGGCTGAATTTAAAAAATTCCATTGGATTAATTAGGAGGCGAATACGTTGGAACAAGATGTCACACACGAAGGTGTACCAGAACACTTGCATCAAAAAATGGCTGAGTTCTTCGCACGTACATCGGCACCAAGGATTTTAGCTAGGCAGGAAAAAGAAAAATTGGAGAAGGAAAAGGAGGAATTAGCACATGCTTAACGGTGTAGTATGGTTCATTTTAGGATTCATGTTAGCGACGATTTACGGCAACATCTTTGTGGCCGACAAAGCGAAAAGAAAGGCGGATGAATATGACGTTACCGGTGTGGATGGTAGTAGTGGCGATACTGTCGTTAGTCGGAGCAATGACAATCGTTGAGAAGATTCGTAATCAGGTCAAGGAAATCAAGCGTGTAGGCTTCGAAAGTTGGTATATGAGGTGGTTCAATGCTTAGCGGTTACGAAGGTTACGTATTCGGGATTATCGGGTTTGTAGTTGTAGTAACACTAATTTGTTTATTCAAGAAGGAGGAAGAATGATGAATGCAAAACGTAGAAAAAGAATTCAAGACACTCTAAATATCCTGTCTGAACAACTAGAACTACTAGAAGAACTTAAAAACGAAGAGCAGGAGTATGTTGACAATGTTCCTGAAAACCTACAAGGGACGGAAAGATACGAGGCGGCAGAAGAAGCGGCTGCTAACCTAGACGAAGCCTACGATTTGGTGAATGATGTTATCGAAAAGCTTGAGGAAGTAATTGAATAAAAAAACACCCTCTGCAAAGGGTGCTCACATAAATTGGCTGTTCGCCATTTAATTCACATTATCAGTATAAGCGAACAGCCCCAAAATTACAAGATAGGGGTTTTTATTATGAAAAAGAGCATTGATGTAGTTTTTTTGAAAGAAGTTTTGTTTACAGCGAAGTTATCAGACGAAAGAGCCATTAGTTTTATGCAAAATAAGCTTGCTGAATATGGTAATGATACTTATTTGCGGGAGTTCTTTTCAGAACAAATTAAAACAACACAAGCGCATCGTGAAAAAGTCATCGAAAAAATAGCAGAAATCGACAATATAAAATTTAATATTACGGAGGATCAGTTATGAAAACAGTACAAAGTAGTTATAAAGAAGCATCAAATTTAGTGGTTGAAGCCTGTAAGGCATGTCAAACGAGTCAAGACAGAACAACGATGGTCGGCCTTGTTTTAAACAATGAGGATACCACGGTCGCTTTTGAAGGAGATGGAGCTGCGTTACTAGAAGCCTACAAACGACTAACTCGAGAGTTGGTAGCAATGTTTGCTACAAGCATTCCGGTTGAAGAAGTAATCGATAAGGTTAAAGAATCCGGGGCGCTTGGAGTTATTGATGGAGTTATCAAACATGGGCAAAGAGCCAAGAAAGGTGATGTCAATAAATGAAAAACATCCGACTAATCAATCTCAAACTACGCAATTTCAAAGGTATTAAAGAGTTCGAATTAGCTTCAAGATACGAAGAAAACCTAGCAGTGTACGGGGCGAATGGAACTGGCAAGACATCGATTTTTGACGCTTTCATGTATCTGTTGTTCGACAAAGACAGCCAGAATAAAAAGGAGTTTTCTATCAAGACACGCGATGAGAACGGCGATGAAATTCACTTCTTAGAACATGAAGTCAGCGCAGTATTGTCCATCGCTATGCAACACACGGAACTAAAAAAAGTCTACAAAGAAAAGTGGACGAAGAAAACGGGCGCAATAGACAAAGAGTTTACAGGCCATACTACTGATTACTATATCAACGACGTGAAGGCTAAGAAAAAAGAGTACATGGATTTCGTGTCGGATCTGATTGACGAAAATACTTTTAAAATGATTACCTCGCCAACATTTTTCAGTGAACAGCTCAAGTGGCAAGAACAGCGCGATGTCGTGATGACTATCGCAGGTGATGTGACAGACGAGGAAGTGATACAGTCCAATTCAGAACTAGCCGAGCTTACGACTTTGCTCGGTAATCGAAGTGTCGAGGATGCTCGAAAAATCGCGATACAGAAGCGTAAAGATGTGAATGAGCAACTGCAGAACATACCAGTTCGGATTGACGAGGCGGCGCGTAATATGCCGGATGTTTCGGAATTAGATCAGCAGTTACTTACTGATGAAATTCAAGCATTAGAGTTATCTAAGGATGAGAAGCAAGGTGAGTTGCAAAATATCCGGAACGGATCGCACGCAGCTGAATTGATGATTCAAAAATCAAAAATTGAAGGCGAACTACAAGAAATTAAGAATCGTCATCAAAGCGAAGTGTATGCCGCAACAAATGACAAACGACAAGACATGTCCCATTTACAAGGTAAGATTGCGAGTGCCGAGGGCGTACAACGTAGCTTGCAAGATACTTTCGAAACGCTGACTAAATCAATTGAAACTAAAACACATCAGAAAGCGCAATTAGAGCAACACTGGTACGCGAAGAAACAAGAAACGTTTGACGAACACCGAGCGACTTGTCCGACGTGTGAGCAAACTTTCCCACCTGACAAATTAGATCAGATGATTGCAAATTTCAACAACGAAAAAGCCACAGCACTCGAAAAAATTGTCGCCGATGGTCAAGCGCTGAAAGAACAGATTGAGAGTCATCAAAACCAACTCAATTTTGAAGAAGCGGCGCGGAAAACAGCAAAAGATGAGCTTCAAAACCTATGTGTTGATCTAGCTTTAGAACAAGAGAAACTAGCCGAAATGGAAGCTAACGCAACGAAAGTCGAGAACACCGGCGACTATGTAACGAAGTTCCAGGAACTCGAAGAAGTAAGAAAACAAATCGAAAACGGCGCACAAAGTAGTACGGTGCGTGAATCAGAAGTTAGGAACGAAATTGGCAATATTGAGAACGAAATCGCCGCTTTGCGTACCGATTTATCAAAATTTGAGACGATTTCGAACATAAATGCACGGATCGCAGAACTGAAAAAAGAGCAGGCCGAGCTTGCCGAGTTGTTCAATGAGTGCGAAAAAATGGTGTTCTTAACGAATAAATTCACTCAAGCGAAAGCGAACCTACTAGAAGGACGCATCAACGACAAATTCGAGCTTGTACGATTCAAATTGTTTAGAACATTGATAAATGGTGGGCTAGAAGAATGCTGTGAGGCAACCGTGGATGGCGTCCCTTACACCTCTGGGCTCAATACAGCATCGCGCATTAACGGCGGTTTGGATATCATAAACTCGCTTAATGAACATTACCAGGTAGCGGCGCCAATTTTTATTGACAACCGCGAATCAGTAACCGAGCTTATCAAGACGAAATCGCAGGTCATTAGCTTGATTGTTTCAGAGAATGATAAAACTTTGAAGGTGAGTGAATAGGTTGGATATAAACGTTGTGGATAAAAAGGTTAAATATCTGTCCAAATTACGAAGCCAATATAAAGAGATTGAAGAAGCGAAAACACGCGTAGGAAATGCTTCGATTGGTGTACTTGGAATTAATTGCCCAAGCGAGGGTAAGCCAAGCTGTGAGCGATCATATGTTGGTCGATTCGTTCAAGATTTTGAAATTGATGAGCGGTTAGTAACGATTTGGAAAGATGGGATTGTACTAGAGCTTGAAAATAGATTGCTTGCTATTGAAAACGAAATTGAAAAAGCCTTAGGAGGAATGCCAGATGAGCAATGAAATCGCAGAAAGATCCGTAGTGTATGAAGTCAACGGTGAAGACGTCAAATTATCCAGTAACATTATCAAAAAGTACCTGGTATCAGGTAACGCGGAAGTATCAGATCAAGAGGTAACGATGTTCCTGCAGTTGTGTAGATATCAAAAATTAAACCCATTCTTACGAGAGGCGTACTTGGTTAAATTTAAAGGCTCCCCAGCACAAATTATCACGTCAAAAGAGGCATTCATGAAACGCGCCGAAGCACATCCTGAATATAACGGTTTAAAAGCAGGAATTATTGTAGATCGTGATGGCGAAATGATGGATTTAGAAGGAGCCATCAAGCTCGAAAAAGACAAGCTTTTAGGCGGATGGGCGCAGATTTACAGAAGAGATCGCGAAAATCCAGTAACGGTGAAAATTAGTCTCGGTGAATTCAGTAAGGGCCAATCAACATGGAAGACGATGCCTCTTAATATGATTCGTAAAACAGCTATTGTAAACGCGATGAGAGAGGCTTTTCCGGACACTTTGGGAAGTATGTACACAGAAGAAGAATCGGCAACAAATGTAACTGCTCCTGATATTGAATCAGTCGTACAAGAAGAAGTAGCAACAAAAGCCAACATGGAAATAATCGATGTACCTAGCGATGACGAAGTAATGCAAGGATTTAACGAGGTTGTAAACGAGCCTGAACCAAGTCCAGTAAATCAAGCAGAAAAACCTCCATTCGCATGATTATCAAAACATTAGCAAGCGGAAGCAAAGGGAATGCCTATCTGTTGTCAGACGGGCATTCTGAATTGCTTCTAGAATGCGGTATATCGTTTAAAAAGATTCGCGAAGGCTTAGGGTTCAACTTATCAAAAATAGCAGGCTGTCTGGTCTCTCATGAACACGGAGATCACACGGCAGGCATTAACAAAATGTTACGAGAAACAAGCATACCCGTATACGCGTCAGAAGGCACCATAGAGGCTCTAAAAATTCAGGACAAACAAATATTCAAGTTAATAAATAAAACGCCGTCAGCGGTCGCTACGTTCCGGATTATGCCGTTTGACGTCCAACATGATGCATCGGAGCCTTTAGGATTCATGATTGATTCTATTCACACAAAAGAGCGATTAGTTTTCATCACAGACAGCTATTACGTCAAATACAAGTTTCCGAAAATGGACTATCTCATGATCGAGTGCAATTACGCAGCTGACATCCTAGAAGAGAATGTTGAGTCTGGCCGCGTACGCAGGGCGCAGAAAAAACGCGTTTTACAATCGCATTTCAGCCTCGATAACGTCAAAGATTTTTTGAAGGCTAATGATCTATCAAAACTAAAAGAGATTCACCTTTTACACATATCTGATTCAAACGGAGATCCACAGAGATTTAAACAAGAAATACAAGCGTTGACTGGTATTCCAGTTTACATCGCAAGGAGCGATAAAAATGAGTGACTCACTGAAAATACAAGGCATATACGCGCAAGGTTACGGCATGATCGCTAAAACGGTTATGCGAGATAAAGAGCTGAGTATCGAGGCAAAGAGCATTTATTCATACTTAGCAAGTTTTGCGGGTGCTGGAAGCACAGCTTTTCCTACGATTGAGCTGATGCTAGGGGAATTAAATATAAGCCGTGACCGCTTTTACAAGCACCGTAAACAGCTAGTCGAAAAAGGTTACATCAAGATTATTCAGAGCAAGGGCGAAAAAGGCCTTCAAAAGAAAAACGTGTACGAAATAGTCAACAATCCAGAACCGGAAGAGCCAGAAAATCCGCAGTCGCAAAATAAGGCTACGGACGATGAACCGCAGTCGAGTTATCCGGAGTCGTGTTATCCGACTGCGGAAAATAAGGAGTCGGATAACAAGGACGGTATAAGTAACAGTCTTATAATTAACAATCTTATAAATAACAATACTAATAATAACAGTAATACAGAAGCCGCCGCCGCTAATAGTGTAAATAACATATTTAGTGTAGACGAACTGATAAAATCAGCGGCGGCAAATCCATTTTCGACTTTTCATCAAAATATTGGTGAAATGAACGCAATACAAACAGATAACATGATGTACTGGGTTTACGAGACTCAGGATGCGGATTTTGTGAATTATGCAGTTGAACGCGCAGCTTTGAGAGGTGCATACAATTATGGTTTTGTAGATAAACTACTGACGGAATGGACTAATGCGAAGATTAAAAACAAGGAACAGGCCAAAGCATACGAAATGCAAAGAGAGAAAAAGGTAGGCGGTGGATATCGTGGAAAACAACCTGACGAACGCGCTGGGCGCTATCAGTCAAAAGCTAGGTACAAACCTAAAACTTGATTACGCAGAGGAATATTGCAACAGCAATCAGCACCCGCTGAAAAGGGACGTGCAGAAAATTATCGTCGCTGGATCAAGTGTGTGTCCATTGTGCGAATCTATCCGAAAATCCGCCGAGCTTTCACGTGAACAATCAGAAATACACGCTAGAACGACACATCGCCAAGTACATGATTTTATTAGTGAAAACAGCTTATTGTCTGACAAAGGGTTGTTACAAGCGGGTTTCAAGAATTACAACGTACAGGACACGAACAGCGAGGCAGGAGTAAACAAGCAGAAGGCTATCAAAGCATTTAAGCATTACGAGGCTGGAAATGCCTTTAATACACTATTCTTCGGAATGCCAGGCGTAGGGAAATCACATTTAGCGATGGCGATGTTGCGATCACTCAACGAGGCAAAAGCCGGAGAAGCAAAGTGTTTGTTTATCAAGGTTGATAAGCTCATGAATGCGATTCGAGAGACGTTCAACAGTGGCTATACTGGCGATAAAAACGAGATGTACTATATCCAGCTGCTGCTTGAAGCCGATTATCTAGTGCTAGACGATTTAGGCGCCGAATCAGGCTCGCTGGATCGCAACAGTAAAGCTACTGACTTTGTTCACAGAGTTCTTTACACGGTGCTAGACGGCAGACAAGATGTTGGGACAATCATCACCAGTAACCTCGCAGAAGAGGAGCTACCCGAGATTTACGACACAAAATTGGTATCAAGAATACGCAAAGATAACTACCTCATCGAGTTTATAGACACGGACGACAAGCGAATTAAAAGCATTGAATTAGATTAGGAGTGATGAATTTGTTAGCGACTGCAGAAAAAGTAAATTTAGTCGGTTTTGATGGTCCTGATCCGGAGCGTGTGATTTTCTGGATCAACGACGGCAAGCAAGTTGCAAAAACAATCTGCTACGACAACGAGGATTTTCAGAACGCGATGGCTCACAAGGCGGGCAGATACGAAAGTTACGAAGTGGTTAAGAATGCGCAATAGACATCATGGTGCGTGCTATCGATGCGGGAAACATTGTAAGCCAGGCGAGGGGCATTTTGAACGTCATAAGGGCAAGTGGCGTCACCAACACGCTGATTGTGCAGTCAAATATCGGCACACAAATGTTCACTTTCAGACGAGCCCTATTGATACGAGCCAAGGGTTTCACTTGCTGGGTTCATATTTTGAGATTTTAAAGCAGTTTGAAACCGCGAAAGAAGCTATTAAGAATCTTTTAGAAAGGGATGCTGATGTGCTTGATGTGCTTATGGTTGGAATAAATAATCACCATACGCTGCCAATTGAGGTGTTCATTGACCGGTATGGAACGGAGGAGGATTTTATAGCATGGAAATGGATTTCAAAGTAGGCGATTACGCTAAATTTACTCGCAAGATACGCGGTGTGAAACTGATTGTCGGCAACAGCTACGAGGTTGTGAAAGTCTACAAAACAACTGTTAGGCTGCGGGATTGGAACCAAGACTGGACGATTCCTTTTGAGGCGATTGAGAAAGTCGAAGTTTACGGCGATCCAATTATGCAGCCATTCGATGGTGCGAAAGTGGGTGTTCAAAAATGAACAGCGAACAGCTAATTAAAGAGCTTCAAGAGCTCCAAGAAGAGTATGGCGTTTTTGACGTTAATATTTACTTGCTTGGACGTAATGAAAGTTTTGAAATAAGCAGCATCGACATAGGTGGTCTTAACAAACCCGGTTTCAAGGACTCCCCATATATCGATTTGGAGGTAGACGATGACTGAAAATAGACGATTTAAAACTGACGATGCAGTTCAGTTTATCTTAGATGGCGAACTCAAAACTGGTTTAGTGTCTGATGATTCATATGCTCCAAATTATAAAATCAGATTTGGCAACATGGGAATAACTTTGCACCAAAATCATCTTATCCATGCAACGAAAACAGTGGAATGTCAATCGGCAACGAGAGTGGGATTAGATGTAATTGAAAGCGGGACTAATGTTCCACACCTTGTGAAGCGCCACATTGCGAATAACATCGGTCAATTTTTGTTTGAGAATGACTACATCGCTTGGGAGGTAGAGCCATCTTGGGGTGAAACCAAACAAATAACTGGAAGCGTCAGCGTGGTTGTAGGTGTGCAAAATGAATCAGCCTGATTACTTAGCAGAACTAGAAGAAATATCCGACAAGGTACCGCCCGTTGTGTTTGCAGATGTGAATAGTCGTATCAATGACTGGATGCTAAGCGGCGGCAAGGCAACAGACAACTACGTTAAGCAGAAAGTAGACTACGCCAAGATTTGGGCGGAAAAAGGAGCGAAGGAAAGATGATTTATAAAATACCTGTACTTGCACAGTACCAGGAACCGTATATTTTTATCGAAAAGGAGCTAGATAAGGCGAAATCATTGTTGAATGAATGTCTAGCAGTCTCTTGTGTAGCGAATAGCTGGGCTGAAATGGCTGAATTTTGCCAAGTGAATGGCTTTGGGTTTGTTGAGGATGATTCCCAAAATAACGAGTCAGCTGTGTACGAGGTGAGGTATCGTTTTAGTAGGGAAGGCCCAGCACATCAGGTAATAATTACTGAACAACCAGACACGGAGCATGTGCAGGTGATTCGCACAGGAAGGGTGATTTGGGATGAGTAGGCGGACTTTGGAGTTTGACATACCACTAAATCCAGTAGCGCAAGGCAGGCCAATTTTTTCGAAGTTTGGCGGCGCTCGTGATCCAGAGAAGTCCAAAAAATACAAAGACCAGATTAAACAAATGCTTAGATTTAATAAGCCTGATAAGCCACTAGAAGGAGCGTTGTTGGTCGATTTGACATTCTACCGAGAAATCCCTTCAACGTTCAGTAAAAAGAAAAGAGCGGCGGCTCTGGCGGGGAGATTGCTCCCTACGCAACGACCTGATGTTGACAACTACGCAAAAGCGATTTTGGATTCGATATCCGGAAATCTATACCAGGATGACAGCCAAGTTACGGAGCTAAGGTGCAGAAAAAGGTACTCGGAAAACTTACACACACATGTGATTATACGTGAATTAGAATCCAGCAAAACGGAACAGATTGCGCTAGAAATATAAAAAAATGATATTTAGGAGGAATTATTTATGTTGAATTTGCAAGCAGTTTTAAAAGGTGTAAACATGACTACGAGCGGAACGAAGGTGATTTTAATTGTTGAAGAATCGTCCTTAAATGGTCAGCTAGAAGAGTTATCTCGAGTTATAGATGCAGATGTCACGGTGACGATTGATGCAAGGAACATTGCCTATAGCCAGAGTATTGATCCTGATACGAATAAACCGGTTATCTCCTACATGGTTGATGAACACGGCATAGTACAAGAGTATACACAGGAAAAATTAGATTTAGGTATGGAAGAGCTAGGAGAAATAGAGCGTGAGAGCCTAATTGACGTCGAACAAGTCGATTTCTATATCAACAGCAATCCGCCTGAAAACTTCCCAGAGCTTGATTTTGATGGGTACCGTGTTATGAAATTGCGCATGGACGATGGCCTTGACGATGATGCTATCGCTGAGGAATTACAAATCACTCCTACCGTGTTGCGCGTGAAAATCGACGAATACCGCAAGTGTGTTGCACCAAAGGCGAAAGCATGGATGGACCATCATCAAAAAGCAAAAAAAGAGTCCAACGTCTTTGCCATCAAAGAAACACAAGAATAAAATATCGGGCGGGAAACCGCCCTTTCAAGTAGGTGCTGGGATGAAAAGAATACTGGATGTGTGTTGCGGCAGCCGAATGTTCTGGTTTGATAAAAAGCGCGAAGATACGATTTACATGGACATCCGACGAGAGACATTCACACTACACGGCAAGCATGTAAATGTGGACCCTGACATTATCGGCGATTTCAGAGACATACCTTTCGAGGATAATACGTTTTCCCATGTAGTATTTGACCCGCCACATCTGAAATGGGCCGGAAAGAACTCTATCATGAAAGCGCAATACGGACAGCTGGATAAGGATACGTGGAAAGACGACATAGCAAAGGGCTTTCATGAGTGTATGCGGGTACTAAAGCCAGACGGAACACTAAATTTCAAGTGGAGCGATTGCCAGATACCTGTTAAACAGGTTCTTGAGGCAATACCGTATAAGCCGTTGTACGGACAGCAACGCGGCACAACGCACTGGATGACATTTATTAAAGATTAGGATGTGAATCAAATGAGTTTTGAACAACTTGACTTATTCACTGAAACCGAAGAACCGGAAACAACAATACAGCATGTGGGTGAGCCATGCACGCAACTAAATGTACTGCTCGCCATCAAGGAGATTCAAGCGTTAACAGGGCGTAAAATAGTCGTTACACACGGATGTTATCGCGGCAAAACAGTATATCAGCCTGAAAGCGAGTATAAGACATTTTTCAAGTTTGAAACAGGCATCTGCTATGTAGACGAGTTTTTGCAGTTGTGGATCATAAACGGCAATCCTAAAAAGCGACTGTATAACAAAGCTGGGGTACTAAGTGATGGGGTGAGGCTATGACAAGCCCAATGCCAATAACAATAAACCGGATGCGTCGATACGAAATATACCAAGCCATTGCAGATGCCGAAAAGCGCGGCTACAGAGTAATTGGCGATGTACGTCATAACTATGCAGAAGGCAAAATGTATCACAAGGAAGGCGCGTTTTTCAGGCAAGACAGCGTATCAGATACTAACAAATACACAGTGAGGATGATTAAACCCATGAAAAAAGAGGAGAGAGAGCCGTTAATTCAGACTTACATGGATTCACTTACACACTGCGAAAAGGTCACCGAGGACGAGATGGAGACTTGGAGTGATAGGCGGATTGAAGTGGCTTACGATCAGCTACGTAGCGAAATGGATAGTTAAAAAATGAACGGGGGTGCATTTTATGGCAAGAAACACATTGAAAGACTTAAACAACCACTTATTTGAGCAAATGGAGAGACTTAATGATGACAGTTTAAAAGGCAGTGCACTTGAGGAAGAAATGGAGCGAGCTAGAGCAATGACTGGCGTAGCTAAACAAATTATTGATAATGGAACGTTGGTATTAAATGCTCAAAAATTTAATGACGACAGATTAGATATTTCCAAACAAACGCCAGAAATGCTGGAGGGCTAATCATGAGATACACATGTGAACAGAAAGCTTACATTCTCGAGATTGCTCCAGGTCGATATAACGATGATATTGCGGAGTTATTCAACAAGAAGTTTGGGACAAGGGTTACAGCGACACAGATTAGAAGCTACAAGAAAAACCACAAAATCAAAAGCAATCTGGCTCGGAAGCGAAAAAGCAAGCAACAGGGGTTATTTACAGATGAACAGGCAGCTTTCGTAAAGGAAAATGTCGTAGGACTAAGTTGTCAGGAACTGACCGATAGAGTGAATGCGGAATTCGATTTACAGATTACGGCCAAACAAATGGCTGGATATAAGAAAAATAGGAAGTTGGCTAGTGGCTTCGATGCAACGTTTAAAAAAGGAAATGTACCAGTAAATAAGGGCACAAAAGGTATGTTTAACAAGGGCGGGAATAAAACCTCTTTTGCGAAAGGGTCTCAACCCCAAAACTACATGAAAATTGGGAGTGAGGTCACCAGAGCAGACGGATATGTAGCTGTTAAAATAGCGCATCCGAATGTCTGGAAGTTGAAGCATCGATTAATCTGGGAAGCGGAAAACGGTGAAATACCATCAGATTCAGTACTTTTATTTGCAGATCAGAATAAAAGCAATGTAACACTTGAAAATCTTATGTTAGTTAAAAGAGCCAACGTTGCAATTATGAACAGAAAAAAATTACTTCAAAATAGCCGCGAAGGCAACGAAACAGCTGTTATTATATCCGAGGTGTTTAGAACGTTAGCGAAGAAAGAAAGAGGTGCGAAATGAGTCGATTAATTGAGTTTAGAGGCAAACGGCTGGATAACGGAGAATGGGCATGTGGCTCATACGTTGAGGCATATGGGCATTGGATAGAAGAGTTTGCAACTTGGGGACCACGTATGCACGGAAATGAGATAGTAGTAGATGCGGGCGAACATTATGCAAAATATGAAATTGATCCTAAAACACGTGGGCAGTACACAGGTTTAAAGGACAAAAACGGCAACAAGATTTTTGAAAGGGATATTTTAAGGAAGCCAGCTGAAACTGACTGGGAAAAGGAAAGCTATATCTCCTATGAGTGCTGGTATGACGAGAGAGTTGGGCGCTATCTAGGTTGGAGAGTTGCTAACGCTGTATTTCATGGGAACCTATGTGGGGGACTTGGTGAGGTGTCGCTTGAAAATGTTCACAAATACGAAATCATTGGCAATATCTATGACAATCCAGAGCTCACCAGAAAAGGACGTGTCAAGTGATGAGACAAGAGATTAAGTACCGAGCTTGGGATAACGTAGCAGAAAAAATGTACTATTGCGGCGAGGAAGATGTTATCTGTTTTGAAGTAGAATCAGGTCGAATAAAAGCTACTGAGGCTTCCGAAGATAATGGTTACGAAGAGTTGGCACATTTGAAATACATGCAGTATCTAGGCAAGGACATAAACGAAAATGACCTTTACGACCAGGACATTTGCGAAGATGAAAACGGCAATAGGTTCCTGATTATGTGGTCTGATTATTTCTTATCATGGTGCTACATTGAGTACCTTGGCGACCTGCGAGAATATCCGTTACATGATTTCAAAGGAACGTACCGAAAAGTTGGGAACAAGTTCGATAATCCAGAGCTTTTAGAAATTGAGGTGGTGGAATGAAAACAAGCAAATTTATTCAGACGGTAGAAGAACTGGGCTACAAAATAATGTCAGTAGGCAGGGATAAAATGCAATTTCGAGTATACAACAATGATGTGCTGATCGCAGTGGTTAATAAAAATAAATTCATGGAATCTGATACGGCATTTGAAGAGTTTGAAGAAGTTGGCGAATCCCGTCAATTAGAGTTGGGATCATTGATATTCGATTATGCCTCAACGCCTGTGAATAAGCGTAAGGAGGATGCGGAATGAAAAACGAAGAGTACAAAACGTACTATGAGCAAACAGCGGTACTGGCTGGAGATGGGATGGGCACCAAAAATTATTATGTTATCTCGTCACATTTATTATTCGCAGCCCTGATGGATGATATTGAATGCGATATTCTCGAAGTTGAATGCTTTTTAAATATACACATTCCCATGTCAGGCTCAACTGATATCTTCTTTCATGATCTAAGTGATGAGGAGTTTAGTCAGACAATTTTCACAGCAGCCGAAGTTGGAAAGCTGAACCAACTTATTGAAGAGGCTGATTTGAGCATTATCGACACATCGAAATTTAGTGCTTATCTTACCTCCGCGAGAAATGCAGTTGAGGATAGGATGGATAGGTGGAGCAAGTCATTTAAGAGATGGGAGAGGGACGTATGAAAAACGGAAAACGACCAACAAAGCGAGAATGCGAGCTGATGGAAATACACGAGCTAAAACCTGCTGATTGGCTAATTTTTAAGAACTTGCACAACGAGCTACACATCGTCCATCGCGAAACAGGAGAAAGGCGGGAGATTAGCAAATGAAAAAGCAGGCACACTCAACGGAAACAGTCACTGTTCATAGCCTTAAAATACTCCCAGAGTTTTTCGAAGCGGTACAGTCAGGGGCGAAAAAAGCAGAAGTTAGAGACAATGATCGTAACTTCAAAGTGAATGACACGATTTTACTTCATGAATACGAAAACGGCATATATACAGGTGAAATCCTGTGCGTGCGAATCACCTATATTTCAGATTACAATCAGCCCCCTGGGCAAGTAGTTCTAAGTATAGAGGTGCAATCAAAAGAAATTTGAAAGGACTGATCCAAATGACTACGTTCGCCAAAATTCGCGATGTGCGAGAAAAGGGCGGTAGACAGCTCGTCATTGTCGAATTTGACGAGCCTATGCCAAAGTACCAATTAGAGAAAATGAGCCCAGAAATCGAGATACAGCTACACGACGGACGCCGTAAATCACCAGGGCAAAATAAACTGATCCACGCGCTGCTGAATGAAATCACAGTTGCGTATGTGGGGCCAAGCACTTCTATACAAAGAAAAATCGATTTAGAGTACACGAAGAGCACAATGAAAGCCATGTTTGCAGACGAGTTGGGACGAAATAGCTTCTCGGTAGGAAAAGCCAACATGACGGAGGCTACGGACTTTATAGAGTATCTAATCAATTTCTGCATAAGAGAAGGTATCGAGCTAAAGAACAGAGATATGTACAAGGATTACAACCTGCAACACTGGTCATTCTGTTGCTTGATTCACGGCAAATGTGCTATAAGCGGCGTGAATCAAGGAGTTGAGAAGCATCATGCGAAGAACCTAGTTGGCATGGGTCGTAATCGTAGAAATTTGGACCATCTAGATTCGTATTTTATATCGCTATCAGCCGTCTATCACGAAGAAGCGCATAAGTTGGGATGGACAGATTTTAGCAAGAAATATCATGTTGAATGCGTGAAACTAAGCACTGAATGGATTAAAAAATTAGGAATAAGCAGATGAGGAGGATGAATATGAAAGGGGAAACACTGAATTGGAGTATAGGTCCCATTACTGGACATGTCTGGGCGGGGCAAAATGGTTGTGCATTGCGAATAAACGAGAGAGGGATGTTTTACAATAGCGAAGGAGTAGAAATAAAAGCACCCTTGGATATTGAAGCAGCATTCAGGAAGGCGTTAAATATTGATTTCGCTTTAAGCGAGTATCAGCAAGTTATCTTTGATTACTTGGTTGAAAATGAATACAGGATAGAAGACGTATATACAGCAATAGGCGAGATAGCACACGAGTATTACCATTGTGAAGGATACACGGCAAGACCTAAGATAATCGAAGCATACGATAAACTTGAGGACGACAGAATGGCGCAGGTTATATGCCGATTCCTAGACTATCAAGCAAAAAAAGACAAATAAAAAACCAGAACGCGTTCGCTCCGGCAAGGTATTTCTACTCGACATAGAAATTATACCACAAATGGAGGGAATGCGTGATGATGGCACTGTTCGATTTGCCGGAGATTAATATGCCGGCCACTAAAAGAAACGTAAGCCGCGCGTTAGAGAAGTATACAATAATGCGCGTGAGACTTGGGGAAAGACGCACTCCTAAGCTAACATCTACATTAACGATCGTTCCCCCTAGTTTTTCAAACGAATTTCACTCAACTACAGAAGAAAGCGCGATTTGGAATATAGACGCTATCAACGAGGCGCAAGAATATGTAAATTTAATCGAACATCATGTAAATCAATTACCAGAACGGAGCCGGCAAATCATTTATAGGCTATTCATCGCGGGGGACAGCGATTTTATCACCAGAGAAGAGTTATATCTAGCCGATACGCAATACAAAGAAGAAAAGCGAAAAGCCATTGAGCGCCTCGCTTACCAACTCGATATTGCAGTAGAAAAATGAAAAACCGACTTTTTAGCGACTTTTTTAAGACAAAATCAAGACTTTTTTCCGACTTTTTAGCGTCCTTTTTGCACGGATTTCCGTGGTATGATGTTATTGTCGAGTAGTTGAGAGAATTTATAAGCTAGACCCCCTGACTTATATTTCTCTCTACCTTGCATTTTGACGATTAGCTCAGATGGTAGAGCATACGCACTTTTAATGCATGAGGCGCAGGTTCGAGTCCTGCATCGTCAGTTTACTTCTGAAATACTTTCTCCTTTTACACCTACTTGCTATTGCGAGTAGGTGGTTTTATTTGGTATAGTGAATCTAAAAAGGGGCATGCAACTTGGAATTTGATAATAATTTTTTCTTAGTTCTAATTCTTATAACAATAGCAATAAGTTTTTTAAGCACTCTCATTACACTAGTGGATCAGAAAAGCAAAAGCAAAGAAATTGTAGATGAGATCGTAGCAACAATGGATGATGTTTCGAAAGGTGTAAATAAAACAGTAGGGGAAGTTTTACGAAACATTGCAGAATCCTTTGCCAGAGTGATGAAGGTGGTTTGGGTAATCTCTACTACAGTTGCTAACTTCTTTGTTGCAAAACTTAATTTTATAATTTGGTTTGTTTCAAAGTTCATCTATGTCGTTCTATTTGCGGCGTTGTTGTTCACCACACGGTTCTTGGTGCAAGGTATTCAACATCCAGATAAACTAGATTATGCAGTCGGAATGTCAGGGCTGATAGTAGCTGCGGTTACAGTTTTTTCTATACTTGTAGCCTATTATGAGTTTGCAAGCAAACGAAAAAAATAAGGTTAAGTAAAAGGTCCAAGGGGCCTTTTTTATTTGGAGGAATGAAAATGACAATCAACGATATAAACGTAGAAATGAATTATCCACCACTATTACCACGTCCCGATTCAATTAAGCTCGGGAATTTAAGTAGCACAACAAAAATAGATCTCGGCTCCGAGCTGAAAATAGAATATGCAATTGAACCTAAGATGGCCGCGCAGGCTGTCTTATTTTTTTCGGATAGTTCCATTGTTGATGTAAGCGAGAGTGGTGTTATAACAGCAAAGGCGGTAGGAACGGCAACTATTAAAGTTCAGGCTGCGGCTCGTGCAAGTGTATTCGTTGAGGTGAGCATCGATATAGTAGTTCCTGCAGTAAATCCAATAACAGCTCTGGCCGATCCATTTATCAGTACAGCAGAGTGGCTATTACAGACGGCAACAGCAAATACATCCCGAGCGGTTGATTTAGTCAACACTAACAACACGCAGAGCTCGAAAATAACGGGAAATGACGGCAATTTCGTCACAATACGTAATAAAGTAGCTCACATTGATTTAAGCGCTCAAACAGGCGCTAAGCTATCTTTCTACGTGCATGATTTGACGAAGGTTAGCCGGATATCATTTTATTTTGCAAATGACGTTGCAATCACGGCAACAGCAATGAAGGTGTTCCAAGCAACTGATCTAAAGCAAGGCTGGAACAACATTGCGTTTTCACTAGATAGCATGACGAAAGCAGGGACGTTCAGTTTCAGCAAAGAGATTTTAGGTATGCAGGTGAGAATGGACCCGATAGCTGGCCAGACTGCTGCAGTGTCATTCGATGCGCTGGAAACAGTAAGTGCTACACGCGGTAATGCGGTATTTACGATGGATGATAACTGGACAGATCAGTACACGAAGGCATACCCGATTTTGAAAGCCCAGGGATTACGAGGAAATATTGCGGTTATCAAAAACAAGGTGGACGCAGCTGGCTACATGACGAAAGCGAATCTTAGTGAAGTATACGAAAATCGTTGGGACCTACTGAATCACACTAGCACGCATCCTGAATTAAATCTCATCACAAAAGCGGAACAGAAAACAGAATTGGACGGCTGCCGTGATTATCTCAATGTAAATGGCTTTAACCGTGCGTCAGATTGCGTAGTATATCCGAAAGGCGGCTACAACACAGATTTATTAGCCGTACAGGCAGAAGGAAATTACCGCTGGGGCAGGTCGTTGATTAACGGCGTAGATGTAGATGCACCAAACAACAATTACCTGGTAAAAACGATTAATCTCGTGCCGGTTATTACGCTAGCTCAGGCGAAAGCGGCAGTTGATGAAGCTTACAAAGTTGGCGGTACGGTCGTGTTCCTGATTCACAAGTTAGTTCCGGAGGCAGAAATCGCTACAGATACGATGTTCTATAGCATAGAGCGATATGAGGCGCTGGCCGCGTATGTGGCAGAGAAGATTGCGGAGAAGAAAATAAATAATGTCACAGTCAGCGAGTGGCTAGAAATGAACAAGTAAAGGAGAATGATTATGTCTAAAAAAGATGTATCACCAAAACCAGTTACTAAGGATATGATACCTGCGCCACCAGTGAATGAGTACCGGATTGGGAGTGTTACTGAGGAACAAAAAACGAAAATTATTAAGGAGTTCTACAGTAGTTTAGGTACAGATATCCCATTAACGCGAGAAATGGACTTCGAAGATTTTAAGAGTGGTGATATCGTGGGCGTCTATGCTTGGGATTCTTTTTGCGGAATGCCCCAGGGATATCATCAAGGGATTGTAGTTGACCTCAAAGGTGAGGAAAAGCCGGTTATTGCTTTTACTGATATTGGATTAGCTGTGAGAGCTGACGAAGGTGGTACATGGCAATTTTTAAATTTTGACGCATGGGGCAATTGTAGGATTATATTGTTGTATCGCTGTAATTGGTGATAATAAAAAATAGGAGTGAGTAGGATGGACAATCAAGACTTTATCGGCAAATGTAAGGACCTCGTAGTTGGCTACGCAAATGAGCGGTTGGATAAGACTGATGGCAAGGAAATCAGCAAAGGAGACGTTTATGTGGTTTGGAGCTGTAAGACGCTGCAGAACAATAAAGCACTGCTTAGCACAACGCTGTCCGACGGTATGTACTATGAGCTGACGCTGAATGGGGATAAGCGTGAGATTTATCTGGATGCCTATAAGAAGTGGGAAAACGTTAAGTATGACATTTGAATGCATAGGCAGAGGAAGCGCCTAAAGCGCTGATGGTGAAAAATATTTCTATAAGACTCTGTAACAAGGTGTCAATCATTTTCATGGCCATCGCCTCCCTCATATCGGTGCAAGTGTTAGGTATATAAGCTGTCACTTTTGTTAGTAATGCTACACCTACGCAGTAGATGAATACTCCACCCAGGATTTCAGCCTGCCTAAACATTCAATACCTAGTATTTTACAGAAAAACAAACTCTAACACAAGTAGGAGGTGTAACAATTATGGCGCAGAAACGGAACCCGTTACGCGACGAAGCAAAACAGATGTGGTTAGAATCTGGAAAACAAATCAAACTAGCGGAGATTGCTGCCAAATTGGAGACACTCCCTAGCACGATACGAAAGTGGAAATCCCAGGATCGTTGGGATGATGAAATCAATGAGAGCGCTCCGAATGACAAAGGGAGCGCTCCGTTACGTCATGCGTCCATGAAAGGCAACCAGAATGCTACGGGGAACAGGGGTGGCAAGGGTGCGCCGAAAGGGAACGACTACGCGAAAGGGAACGCTGGAGGTGGAGCGCCCCCTCGCAATGAGAACGCCGTGAAAACGGGTGAGTACCAAACAATCATGTGGGGTTACCTCTCCGATGAGGAAATAGCGCTCTTTCAGTCCATTCCTGATGATCCACTCATTCAAATCACAGCAACAATAAAAGAGCTGGAGATAAGGAAATACCGCATGGCAGGGCTACTTGACAAAGCTAAGAAGGAATTAACACCATCACAGAAAAAGACACTTAAGCAGTTGCGAGAAGTGCCGTATATTCAGGATGTAAAGGGAACGAAAGTGCGAGTATCGCGTGAAGAACTCTCAATCATAGAGGAGCGCGAGGAGTCGGTAGATACATTCAACAGGATATTAAGCATTGAGGACGCACTCACACGTGTTACTAATCAGCTTGTGAAGGCAATCAAGCAAAAGAGCGATTTAAAGCAGGCGGAGCTTAAAAATGGCCTTATCAGAGCGCAAACGAGCGTAAATAAAGAAAAATTATTTAAGCCAGAACCAGAGCAAATCATTTCGGACAATACTAACACTAAACCGAATTTTGATGGGTTGAGCACAGAGGAGCTGAGGGCATATGCAGCAAGCCTTAGTCGACGATAGTGCAGAGAAAGATGATTTTTTAGAGGAAATTAGGCAGGAATTAGCCAAAAGGAGTTACAGAGACTACGTTGAGTATGCACATTTTGGCGATTATACATTTTTTCCGCACACAGAGCTTATATGCGATCGCCTCCAAAAAATAATTGATGGGGAGCAGAAATACTATATCTTTGAGCTACCACCACGGCATAGTAAATCAATGACTATTACTGAAACATTTCCAGCGTATTTTTTGTTAAAGAACCCTAAAAAGCGTGTGATTACAACTTCATACTCTGATGCATTAGCAAAGCAGTTCGGCCGAAAGAACAGGGATAAGATAAAACTAACAGGCGATCAGCTATACAATGTACACATTAACCCTGCTAATTCAGGTGTTACAGACTGGAGCATAGATGGGTATGGCGGCGGGATGTACAGTACCAGTATGTTAGGTGGGGCAACAGGGCGTGGGGCCGATTTGTTAATAATCGATGATCCCATTAAGAACAGGGAGGAAGCGGAATCCTTCACGATACGGGAAAAGATTTATCAAGAATGGGAGAGCACTTTCTTTACTCGTCTTCATAAAGGACATAGCGTAATTGTGATTATGACGAGGTGGCATGAGGATGATCTAATCGGCAGATTGCTAAAAGCTGGTACATTACCTTGGGAAAGAATTCGGCTGCCAGCTATAGCTGAGGATACGGACGACCTTATGGATAGAGATGTTGGCGAAGCGTTGTGTCCAGGGCTTGGGTACGACGAGACCTGGGCAGAGGTTACTAAGAAAACAGTTGGATCGCGCTCATGGGCATCCCTCTATCAACAGCGCCCATCGCCTGCTGACGGTAATATATTTAAACGACACTGGATCAGATATTATGTGCCAGACGAAGAATTTAGACGTAAGTATGATTTGGGCGACGAGGTGAAAGTATTGCCTCGTTTATTTGATGTGAGCGCGCAATCGTGGGACTGCGCATTTAAGGATACCAAAAAATCCGACTTTGTTGCAGGCCATGTGTGGAGTGCTAAAGGTTCTAACTTCTTTATGCGTGACCGCGATCATGACAGGATGGACATTATACGCACTATGCAAGGTATACGGAATATGACAACCAAATGGCCTAATGCTACAGCTAAATATGTTGAGGATAAAGCAAATGGTCCAGCGGTGATACAAATGTTGAAAGACGAAATAAGCGGGCTTATACCTATAGAGCCAAACGGCGGTAAAGAAGCGCGTGCAAATGCTGTTGCTCCTCTATTCGAGGCTGGTAATGTGTATCTGCCACATCCGCTTTATAAGCCGTGGTCGGAAGAAGTGGTCGAAGAGTTGGTCTCGTTCCCTAACGGTCTGCATGACGATGATGTGGATGCTACAACCCAAATACTCAACAAGTTGCGAGGGCACACAACATCGCTAAAAGACAGGTACAACTATTAAATAACAAGGTGGTGAGTTAATGAGTATCACAGACGATTTACAACAGCTACGGCAAGATGCCAAGGAGAACCGCAATGATTTTATGCTTGGAAATGGGAAGGGTAACCCACAGGACAACCTCACAAGACAAAGGCCTGGTGCGGCAAAAATTCTAACGTTTAATGACTGCAAGAATCTGTACGCCTCAAACGGCATTGTTAAAAACATTATCGACATAATACCTGAGGACATGACACGGGCAGGCTGGACATTGAAAACAGAGAATAAAGAGGTAAAAAAGGCGATTGAATCTAAGTGGCGGCAGCTGAAAACTAAAGATAAGTTTAAAAAGTTGTTTGCTGATGACAGGCTCTATGGGGACGGCTACATCTCAATTGGAGCGGTTAGTAATAATGTGGATAATGGTAGCAATCTGAATCAAGCTATCGATATGGAAAAACTTAAGAGCGTGCCTTATCTAAATGCCTTTTCTGCTCAAAAAGTTAGTCGTTTTTACACCAACGAAGATATGTTTAGCGATGATTATGGCGAGGTTGAGCAATTTGAGGTTAGTAGGCGGTCTCAAATTGGCAATCATATCATGTCTATAGGCGGTATGAGTGCGACAACTCAAGAACTGGTCCATCGGTCAAGAATTTTACATCAACAATCGCTTAGATTCGAGGATGAGCCGGATGGCAGATCTGTACTTGAGGGGTTGTATGACATTATCACGGTCATGGACACATCACTCTGGAGCGTAGGGCAAATCCTGTATGATTATGCATTCAAGGTGTTCAAATCACCCAAAGTAGACGGCATGACAAGGAAAGATAAGGCTGAAATCGGGATGTTGATGGACTTTAAGTTCAGGACGGAAGCACTGGCACTGATTGGCGGGGATGAAGAGTTGAAAAAAGAATCTACTTCAACAACCGGCATGAAAGATTTATTGGATTACGGCTGGGATTACCTCTCTGGCGTTGTACGAATGCCGAAAAGTGTTCTGCGAGGCCAAGAAGCTGGTACGCTGACAGGTGCGCAATATGACGTTATGAACTATTATGCACGCGTAAGTTCAATGCAAGAAAACGAGCTGAGACCTCACTTGGAATACTTGACAAGGCTATTGATGTGTTGTGAAAAAGACGCCGGCCCTAAAATTGATCCTGATACTTTCGAGTGGGCAATTGAGTTCAATCCTTTGTGGTCCGTCGATTCAAAAACAGACGCTGAAATACGTAAGTTGACAGCAGAAGCAGACAAGATTTACATCGATAGTGGAGTTCTCGACCCGGAGGAAGTCAATGAAACCCGCTTTGGGCGTTTTGGTTTGGAAAATACGAGCAAATTTAATGCGGACAGCTTGGAGGAAATCGACGAGATAGCCAAAAAAGTTTTAGAAGCTTATAACGCTAATAGGGCTGGTAATCATGGCTAAACGAATGCCAATTACACGATATCCGCACAATGTAGAGCGAGCATACGCTAAAAACATGTTGAAACTCACACAGGCGATTGCTGACATCGTTTTATACGAATTCGATACACAGATAGCCCCTGAAATTAATTCTCGAAATATGCGGTTTGACGGCTTCATAGCAGATAGCGTTTTTCAAAGAAGTCTAGACCGGATAAAAGCACTAACATTAGGTATTTTCACAGCAAAAGAGAAGTATTCTATTGCCAGTAAGTTTGTTAGAGCAAGTAATAGCACGGCTAAGACTCAATTTGTGAATCAAATGGAAGTTGCAGGCGTAGATCCATCGAAAACAGAACCTTGGTTAGATGACTACATGAACGAGGCAATCGCTGAAAACGTAAGTTATATTGGCAGTATTGGGGATGAATACAACGCCAAAACAGAGCAAATTATCCTAAGAGGAGCAAAAGAAGGACGTTCAAGTCAAGAAATACGTGATGAACTAGTAGACCAGATAGGAATGACGGAAAATAAGGCTAAATTTGTTGCGAGGGATCAGACGGGTTCGCTGTTTGGGGACTTGACAAAGATGCGCCATAAACAAGCTGGAATACCGGGCTTCATGTGGTCTGATTCAGGTGATAGCAGGGTTAGACCGAAACACGTTGAGTATAACGGGCAGTATTTCTCTTATGATGACCCGAATGCGCCGATTCCTGGTAAAGATTATGCGTGCAGATGCGTTGCAATACCTGAATTTGATGCAACTAAAATACCAGAATATATAGCAGCTTAAGGAGGTGAGAACATGAAATGAGAGTACAACGGTATGATCGATCGTATATTACTGATTCGAATTTGACGGAGACCGCCGAGGGATATCTCACAGTGCGAGCTCCAGTAACAAAGCCGGGCGTTTTCCCATACATGCGTGGGGATGGCGGGGTATCGATGGAAGTAAAGTTGCCAGATGAGTTATTTTCAGAAGGTGTACTACAATCCATGAATGCCAAGCCGGTTACAGATGACCACCCAACTGAATTGGTGACCTCTGCTAATTACAGTAAGTATTCAAAAGGCATGACACATACAGATTCGGCAGTTAGTGATAATAAACTGTTTGTATCATTTACGATTACTGATTCTGAAACGATTCAGAAAGTGAAGAACGGTAAACGTGAGCTTTCGTTAGGTTTTTCAGCTGATATTAAAGACGAAAGTGGCACATATGACGGGATCAAGTACGATTCCGTACAGAGGAATATGAAGATTAACCACCTCGCAATCGTTGATAAGGGGCGAGTTGGTTCAGAAGCGGCAATCAGAGGAGATTCAGCGGCCTTTATGGTTGATGCAACTGATATTAATAAACAAGGAGGCAACAATAACATGGCTAAATTAGTTCTAGACAGTAAAGAGTATGAGGTGGATTCAGTTGTTAAATCGCGCATCGATACATTAGAAGCGCAGTTATCGGCTGAAAAAGTGAAATCTGGCTCCATTGACACAATCACAGGTGAACGTGATGGATATAAAGCGAAATTGGAGACAGCGGAAGCAGAGCTCACAACTTTGAAAGATAGCGCCTTGACTCTTGATAAAGTCGAAGAAATCGCGGAAGCGCGTGTGGCAATGATTAATACGGCGCAAAACTTCTTAGGTGATTCTTTTGATTTCAAAGGGAAAAGTGAGCAGGCAATTAAAGAGGCTGTTATCCAGACAGCTGATAGTACATTTAAAGCGGATGGAAAATCAGCGGACTACGTTAATGCCTACTACGACGCAATGACTGCTAATCATAAAGGTTTTACAGCTGACGCAGGATTCGGCAAGCCTAGCGATAAGGCAACGGCGGCAAAAGAAAAAGAAGAAATCGATGCTAAGAAGCTAGATCGGTTGAATATGAGAAAGAAAGGAGAGCAATAATATGACGATTCCAGTAGGACAAGAGTATATGGACCCGAATATTGGTATTGGGAAGTTAGCTAATTATCAAAATACACAAGCCGATAGCGCTGTTGTAGAAGGTACAATCCCATTTGGTTCAGCTGTGCAGTTTTCTGACGGTGTAGCAAAAGTCTTGAGTGATAAAGATTTTTATGGTGTTGCGCTAGCTAAAGAGTATGTCCAAGAGCTGTACGGAGATAAAATAGGCAACTATGAAGATAAGGAAATGGTGCCTGTTGTTCGTAGAGGTGTCATTTGTGTGCATGTTGAGGAAGATGTAGTCGATGGAGACAAGGCTGCTGCTAACAAAGCTACAGGAACATTTTTGCCAGCAACATCTCCTGTTAGTACAAAAACCGAAGCGATTGGTCGTTTCAAAACTACTGCACAGGCAGGCGGGCTAGCACATTTAGAAATTAATTTGCCTTAACTGGTGAAAAATGAGGAGGAAAAAATAAATGTCATCATCACAAGTAACAGCGAGACTACAAGCTCGCGATTTAGAAGTTATTGATAAAACTCTTTTTGAACCGCGCGAAGAAGAACTCACAGCGCGAACTATTTTTGACATGAAGACCGATATTGATCCAGGTGCGGAGACATACGGTTACGATGTTGCCACTCGTTCCGGTGCAGCTAAGATTATTGCTAACGGTGCAAATGATCTACCATTGGTCGACACAGACGTGAAACGCTATTTTGCGCAAATTTATACGATTGCATTAGGTTTCCGATACAGTTTGCAAGATTTGCGTCAATCACAAATGACAGGTAAGCCGGTAGATGCAACTAAAGCCGCTGCAGTCCGTCGCGGAATAGCAGAGAAAGAAAATTCTTTAGCGTGGAAAGGTGACCCTAGATATGAAATTCAAGGGGTAGCAACAGCCACCGGGATTCAAATCGAAGCTGTAGGAACAAATGCAGCAGGTACATCTACTAAATGGGTGGATAAAGCAAGTGATGAAATCGTTGAGGAATTACGTAAATTACGTACACGGATAACTGTTTTACCTGGTTACGGCGATGCTTCACTAATTCTAGCACTGCCACCAATCCAATTTGAAGAGTTGAACAGACGTTACAGTGACTATGATGCTAGAACTATTATGCAAGTCGTTGCTAGCAATGGATGGTTCTCTAAAATCAAGCGTGTAGCTGATTTGAAGGGCATTGGGCTTTCGAAATCTGACTCCCTAATCATTTGTCATTCAGAACCAGAGACGGTGCAATTGCTCTTGCCAATGGATATCACGCGACAACAAGAAGAATACCAATATCCAAACTGGAAAGTTCCGTGCGAAGAGCGATTCGGCGGCGCTGTTGTTCGTGCGCCGCACGCTATTCTACGTGCTGACGGAATCTAATAAACTGCTTAGGAAGGGGCTAGAAAGATGATTATTCACAATAAAGGCAAGTACACATACAATATCGGTGCAAGGATTATTCCCGGTGCAAACAATCTGGAGGGTTCGGATATTGATGCATATAAATCAGCTGTCAAATTACCGCTAAATGCCGCATTGGTTACAGATGGTATTATCGTGCAGGAAGCTGAGGACATTACGAAAATGAATGTTGGAAAAGCAGGCGATCTTATCGGTGATACTTGGGATTTACAAGTTTTAGAGCAATTTCAGGAAAAGGAAGAGGCTAGTAAAGATCCTCGCTCAACCGTTATTAAAGCGATAGAAAAACAAGTAGAATCGATAGTCAACCCGCCTGATGACGAAAGATTAAATAATGACGGTGATGAGAACCCGCCTGAATAGGAGGTTTTTTTATTTTGGTCAAAACTACTATTGATAAGTTAAAATACACAGCAAAGGAAGTAAGCAATCTGTCCAAAGAAGCTTTGGAAATGCACATTGATGATGCTTATCTTGAGGTACAAGAAGCTAATTTCCCAGAAAAACACGAAGAACGAGCTAATCGCTATCTGGCTGCGCATCTTGCCACATTAGGGGATAAGAATGTTAAATCCGAAGCTGTTGGTTCGTTGAAACGTGAGTACTCTGGGAAAAATGTATCTTTCCAAAACCTAAAAGGTACTCCATACGGGCAGGAGTATTTGCGCTTGTTAGAGGAATTTGCAGGTGGTGGCAACGGAATAGGGTTGTGGGTGATCTAATGCGAGTTACTAACGACAAAACAGTCATGAAAAGTGTAATTCAGACCTTAGACGAACTAAACGATTATTCACTACAGATCGGCATATTTGGCGAAGACAACTCTTTTATCCAGATGATCGCAGGTGTGCAAGAGTTCGGGCTCACCATCAAGCCGAAAAATAAATATCTAACGCTACCTACGGAAGCCGCTGGTGGTCGCAAAGCTCGTGAAATACCTGGTCTGTTTAAGCCAAAGGGCAAAAATATACTTGCTGTTGCTGACAAAAACGGCAAACTAACCGTCATGTTTTATCTCAAAGAAGAGGTAAAGATTCCTGAACGGTCTTTTTTGCGTTCGACATTTGAGGAGAACAATCAGAAATGGCTTGATTTCTTCGATAGGAAAATGGACGAGATTATTGTCGGAGAATGCACGGCACAGCAAGTATATAACCAGTTGGGCGCGATGATTGTGTCTGATATACAGATGAAAATCAGAGATACGCAGTCTCCGGCCAACTCGGGATATACGGCTAAGCGTAAAGGCGCTAATAATCCGCTTGTTGACACTGGACGATTGCGCCAAAGTGTTACATGGAAGGTGGTGCGCTAAATGGAAAAGATGGACTTTCAATCGCTGTTGGACACGTTTGGCGTGCCGCTTAAAGTGTACCCAAAGCAGGAAGCTGGTGGTGCGTACGACAATATGGGAGTATGGGTCAAAAAAGAGGCGGACGAAGTAACAGCTTTAGAAGTGTCAGAGCCGTTTATCCCGTCAGCGTTATTGAGTAAACTACCTGTTCAAGGGAGCTATCGCGACGGCGGCCGAATTGAAGAATTCGAAATGGTTTGGTTCTCATCGCAAGTGGTTCCTTTGAAATCAATTGTTGAACATGATGGCTTACAGTATTCCGTTGAGGACAGTATCCCGTATACAGACTACAGTAATGTAACGCAGTACGGGTGCAAGGCGGTGAGCGCTTTTGTCAAATAACACAGGATATGACTACTCGGATTTGGCGACTGCACTAGTCGAGGCTATCTCGTTTTTGAGTGATGGCAAACCTCTCATCGAATCAAATTCGAACGGAGAGCAACCAAATTACCCGTTTTGCACCTATTCGATAATTAACCCGTATATCGGGGTTACGTTCGATGTCGTGCAGAATGAGCCATTTGAGGCGGTAGTTTCGCTCACTTGGTACGACGATTCAGCAATCAACGTACTAAATCTAGCAAATAGAACAAACAAATGGTTCCGTTCCTTCGCAGGGCGGGATTTTTTGTTTCAAAAAAATATCATCGTTGTTGATGTGAAGATGGACGGTCAACGTGACGACCTTATCAGTATCGAGTATGAACGCAAAGCGGGGTTAGATATCCGGCTGCGGCTTAACGACTCGTTCATTGACGAGGTGGAGAGCATTGACGAGTTCAGCATTAACAACGAAAACGAGGAGGAATAACGATATGGCAGTAGCAGTTTCAGATATCGCTGTAAAAATCGATATCGAACGGCCGGCAGCGAAAATCGGGCTAGGTCGTCCATTAATTTTAACAAAAGATGTTGCACCGGATGCGAAATATAGTGAGTTTTCCTCACTTGAAGCATTGGCAAAGACATACCCGAGTACTACTAAGGTGTACGAAAAAGCGAAAGCGATCTTCTTGCAAAAGAATGCGCCTGACATGGTAGCGGTAGTACCTTTTAATACGGATATCACGACTGCGTTAGAGGCTGTATTCTCAAAGAGCTGGCATTTCGCTATCTTGGCTGATTATGTAGCAGCTGACGCGCTAGCAATTTCGAACTTGATTGAAGAAAATGCGTTTAAGTTTGCGGTGATTCAAGTACCTACATTCGCGGGTGCAGCACAGCTTAAAACGAACTCACGCACAATCGTGGTTGTTCATGACAAGGTGGGCGAACACTTAGATGCTGCCATTATTGGCGATACAGCGAGCGCGACTGTCGGGAGTGTGACTTGGAAATTCCGAAAAGATTTAGTCGGGATTACTGCAACTGAACTTACGGCTCTTCAAGTTGACGAGATACATGCTCAAGGCGCTATCGCCTATATTTTGAAGGCTGGTGTTCCGCAAACATCTGAGGGTAAAACAGCAAATGGCGAGTTCATTGACGCATTGCACGGCGATGATTGGGTGAAATCTACAATCGAAACACGCCTGCAAAAAGCTCTTACTGATGCGGATAAAGTGAGTTTTGATTCCCGTGGTATCGCGCAACTGCAAAGTGAAGTAGTTGCCGTAATGGATGAGGCTTTCGCGAATGGTATTGTCGATATCGACGACGAGACTGGGCAAGCAAATTACACGGTAACAGCACTGGATCGTAGCGAACTCAAAGAAGAAGATATTTTAGCAAGAAAATATAACGGGCTAAAATTCCGGTACAAACGTTCTAACGCTATTCATAGCGCGACTGTATACGGAACGATAGTCGTATAAGAGGAGGCTCGAAAATAAATGGATGCAATGCAAATTTATGATGCGCTAAAAGTGACGACGGTTGTTGATTCATTAACACTTTTCGGCTTTGCTGACGGGGACATGGTTTCTTGTTCCAAGGACGCAAACAACATGGAGGCAAAAGTTGATGCACAAGGAACAGCCTCGGCGGCAGTAAATAATGACAACTTAGGTACCGTGAAAATCGACTTAGCTGCCACTTCACCTTGTAACAAGAAAATGATTGAGCTTGCCAACACCCGTAAACAATTCGCAATCCGAGTAATTAACGGGACAGAAACAATCGGCGGATCGCGCGCCTTTGTCGAGAAGCTTCCGGACAGTGGTTTTGGTAAGGGTGTAGGTACACGATCGTATTCCATTAAGGTGCTAGATTACTCGCATAAAGTTAATTAAAAAATACCATTAGGCGGCTTAATGTCGCCTTTTTAGGAGGAAATGAACATGGCAGAAGAAAAGAAAAGCACTGCAACAAAGAAACACATTGAAGCTGTGCAAGCTAAACAAAGTATTCCCGAGGCAGAAAAGAACCCTATGGGTAAATTCGGAGTAAAAGAAACCTTCGAAGGTCCAGACGGCACAGAATACACCTTCCAATTCCCTGGAACAAGAGCGGCGCAGGACATTATAGATCAATCGAAAAATGGCTATGGTGTGATTGTTGAGTCAGCATATAACGAGGCTATATGGAAGTCGGTTATCGTCTCGCCACAGGGGATAGATTGGGATTATTGGGATGAAACGCCTAATAGAGGTTATCGCGACGTAATGAACGCCGCAGACAACTTTCTTGGGCGCTGGATTAACTAATCCTAATCCGAGAGTGGTAGAGCGGGATGTCAATCAAAATTTTGATTTGTGGCTTCCCGTTATCGCTGGAATTGCAACAAAAGAAGAAGTTGAAACAGCTACAGCGCACCAGCTTGCTACGTGGTGTGAGGTAGCAAAAATAAAAATAGAAACAATGGGAAGGGGTGTCTGATATGGGTGCGGCATTGAGAAAAACAACGATTGAAATTGATTGGAAGATCAATAATAAATCGTTAAGTGAAGCGAATAAGGAAACTGATAGCTTGGTTCAACGCGCGGGTAAGGCTGAACAAGGCTTTGCAAAAACGAAACAATCCATAAACGGCACTACTTCCTCATTAAAAAATCACAATTCGACCGTGAAGCAAGCGACTGATAACGTGGTTCAGTTCCAAGGCAAAGCTCAAACAGCTTTCAACGGAACAGCACGCGCAGCGCAAACTACGGGCTCGAATGTGGTACATATGAGCGACGCAATAGGCAAGTCGCAACGAAGTGTCACAAACATGGGGAAAAGCTCGCAACAGGCGCTGAATGGCACAAAAAACAACGTTGTAGACTTGCGGAGTAAATTTGGTGAGCTAGGTTCTGGCATTAACTCCATGGCAGATAAAGCGTCATCAGGCATTGAAAAAGGCATCAGTAAGCCTCTTGGCGCCGTTAAAGGATTATTGCTAGGAATAGGTGCGTCGGCAGGATTAGCAGGATTAGGCGGTATGGTGAACGCGGGAATCGGACGTTTGAGTGCGATTGAGGATGCTAAACTATCACTTGATGTCATGATGGGCGATTCAGGCAAAGCGCAAAAGTTCATGGATGAGGTTCTGGCATTCGCAAAGACTACACCTTACGCATTTCAAGACTTAGCGACAAACTCAAAAAACTTGTTGGCATATGGTATGGATCCGTCAAAAGTTGTTCCTACCATGAAAGCCATCGGGGATTTGGCCGCGGCGTCTGGTAAGGGTTCAGAAGGTATAAACACGCTGTCTAACTCATTTGGTAAGATGCAAGTTATGGGTAAAGTGAGCATGGAACAACTGAACACCGTGACAGAGGCAGGTGTTCCAGCACTTAAAATCTTGGCAAATGCTAATAAGATGTCGGTAAAAGACATGCAAAAAGCGATATCTGACGGGAAAGTGGAGTCAACAAAGGCTATTGCACAAATGGTTGAGGGTATCCAGAAAGGTTCGAAGGGTATCGCAGGCGAGACAGTAGCGCTAGGTGGCGTCATGGAGAAATTGAAAGGGACTTGGAAAGGTTCTTTAGATTCCATGAAATCGGCTATTACGTCAACGATGGCAACACTATTTACACCGATTAAACCGCATTTACAGGCGGGTATGACGTGGTTTGCGACTCAGTTTAAGAAATTGCCTGATGTAGCTACAAATATAGGTAAAGAACTTGAGCCAGCTATTGGTCCGACAAAAAAGATAATTGGTAGTATTGGTTCGGTGATTAAGGAAGACGTAATACCTTCGGCTGTAAATCTGGGCAAAACTTTAGGTCCCGGATTTATAAGTGGTGGAGTTCTGGCTCTAAAATCTTTTGGTTTTGTGCTGGAACATATTGTGGCACCTCCTCTAAAAGCAGTCGGAAAAATGATAGAAAGTCATCCAGATAGCTTTAAGAGGATAGGTACATTCGCGGCGATTGGGGTTACAGGGTTACTAGGGTTCAAACTAGTATCCGCTGTTTTTGAAAAGGTCAAATCATCTGTAGATAGGCTCGTGGCATCAATTAGTAGGATTGGGCCAACTGCAGCAGCATCTGTAACACAATCAAATCTAGCAATGGCAGCCATGAACACAACGACAAATGCTAAGGTTAGTCCTGCAACTGTTAGTCCAGTAACGACTGGCGCAACAGTTGCTAAAACAGGCGGTTTATTCAGCAAAGCAACTGCAGGGCTAAAAGGAATGGGTTCTGTAGGCAAGTTAGCAGGTGCGGCTGGTGTTGTAGGTATAGGTTTGTCTGCGATTGATTTAATCGGCATGAATAAGCAAAATGCAGGAAATAAAATTGGTGGTTTTGGCGGATCTGTTGGAGGTATGGCAGGTGGAGCGGCCATTGGAACACTCATCGCCCCTGGCGTAGGTACAGCAATCGGTGGAGCTATTGGTGCCTTCGCAGGTAGTGCGCTAGGTAAAACTCTTGGTTCATACCTTCAAAAAGAAGGGCCAAAGTTGCTTGATAAGTTTAAATCAGGATGGAAAGGCTTGTCATCATTCGCAGAAGCTCATCCAATTCTAGGAGCTCCAATCAATAAGATAAATCGAACAATAGAAACTGCTAAAAAAGGTTGGAATTTTGTTAGCGGGGTTGCTAAAAAGGGATGGGCAGGTGCTAAACAGCTGTTTGATGATCCGTTTAAAATTGACGCATCTGGTAAAGGTGTCTCAAAAAATAGCGCTAAAGCTATGAATAATTATATGGGTCTTGAACAACAGCTCCAGAGCGGTAGGACAGAACAAATAATTTCTGGGAAATCGATGAGCGATAAAGAGTTCAAAGAATCGCTAGCTACCTATAGTAAAATGTCTAGCACCTTGATAAGCGCTACGGATTCAAAAACAAAAGCAAGCAATAGTGATTGGGACAAGTTGACCGCAAGCGGTATTGCAACTAAAGAACAGGCTAGCGCTAAGAAAGCAACAAACAACGAGACAGGCAACATCAATAAAAACGACATCAAGAAGAACGCGAAAGAGTTGGCAGATGCTGAAAGACAACGATATGAAGATCAAAAGAGGATTACTGCAAATGCAGAAAGTGCGATTGCTGCTATAAAAGAGCGTGCTAAAAAACGCAAAGTGAAGCTTTCAAAGGATGAGCAGGCCGAAATTAAAAAAATTGAGGAGCGTGCTCTTCAAGCTCGGCAGGTCAGCGCATCTGTGCATGACAAGAAAATAAAAGCAATTGAAGATAAACAGCGCAAAGAGGCGGCAATTGCATTATCCAAATCTGCAAAAGAACAAAAAATAATCCTTGGCAACTTGGAGAGTGCTAAAGAAAAAATGTCTGCTTCTTCAGCCGCTAAAGTAGTGAAGAACTCCGCTAAAGCACGCGATGGTGTTGTGAAGGAAGCGAACAAAGAGTTCAAACAAACAAAAGCTATTTTAGATGAGAAAAGATACGTTACAGGCGAGATTTCAGAAAAGGAATATCGCGATCTAATCAAAAAAGCGAAGAAAAAGAAAGAAGGCACAATTAGCGAAGCAGAGAAGATGCATCAGGGCGTCGTAGATCAGGCGCAGAAACAAGCAAAAGGACATTTGAAAGAGGTAGATTGGGAAACTGGTCAAACTCTAACTAAATGGGATCAGTTCAAGCGAGGCGTCACTGAAAAAGCGACAAGCGCAAAAGATTGGATTTTGGGTATCTGGAAAGTACTTTATGCCGGTACTAACAGCATTTTCTCATCTTTGATTAATTCAGCGCTAAAGATTTGGGACAACCTGAAATCTGGTCTGTTTGGCAAAATAAATCCAGTACTATCGGGTGTAAATAAAGTTCTGAATGCACTAGGAAGTAAAATGCAGATCCCTCTGCTAGGTGGCGGGTCTTACGGTGGCAGTCAGGAAAGTAAATTGTCTGGATCGGATAAGTCTACCTACCGATCAACTCAAAAATCAGGTAACTTAGCTATGAACTACACAGGTTCAAACAGCGCAAGCGGTCAAATTATGGCTGGTGAAGAAGGTTTCGAGATTGCCTACGACAAAGCGAGTGCAAAAGCTCATATTCTAGGTGCAAATGGGCCGGAGATTACTAATGTGAGCCCCGGAACAAAAATCCTTAATCATACCGATTCTAAAAAGATGATGGCTGGGGGATTGGGTTCTGGAAAAGTATTACCTGGCTTTGCTAAAGGAACCAGTTCAATTGCGGATTTCGCGACCGGCGCACTTGATAAAGTGAAAAATGTTGGCGGAAAAATTGCTGATGGTGCATCTGCTGCTTTCGACTGGATATCTGATCCAGTTGGAAAAATAGGCAGCCTGATTTCTAAGTATGCGAAATTCGGAGGCGGGATCGTAAACGAACTTGGGAGAGGAGCGTTTAGTAAGTTCGGCAAGGCTACGACTGACTATGTAAAAGAAAAAGTGGCAAGTCTGGGCTTTGGCGGCGCTGGTCCTGCTGGTCCTGCTGGAGCAAATGCTCAAGCGTGGGCTCCTATCATTCAACAAGCGGCTGCGGCAATGCGAGTTAACTTGAGTGGTGGAGAATTAGGCGGTATCATCGCTCAAATTCACAGAGAGTCGGGCGGTAATCAACGTATAACGCAATCCTCGGCGGTTGTGGATGTCAATACGCTTAGCGGTAATCCTGCCAAGGGGCTATTGCAATACATTCCACAAACTTTCGGATCGTACGCAGTCAAAGGACACAACAATATTTTCTCCGGATACGATCAGTTGCTGGCATTCTTCAATAACTCGACGTGGCAACGAGATTTACCTTACGGAAAACGTGGATGGGGACCGCGCGGGAAACGAAGATTTGCTAAGGGCGGTCGTCCTAATGTCGCTGAAACCGTGCTCGTTGGTGAAGAAGGACCTGAACTATTCGAAACGGATTCACCGGGAACGATTCACACAGCGCGGAAAACGCAAGAATTACTGAATAATCGTAAAGGCGGCGGAGAAGTTCATTATCACTTTGAACCCAACATCACTATCAAAGTTGAAGGCTCAAATACTGATGCGAAAGGCATTGCAAGCGAAGTAAAAGGCGCGTTATATGAGATGTTCCTGCAATGGCTGGAACAAATCGAACCAGGGGAGGTGTACTAAGATGGCAAAGTTAGCGGGTATCTATATTGTTAATGAAACAGAGACCTTCACACCTTCCGTCGAGGTCACCCAGCATCCTGTTGAGCAGGGCGTGGCTATCACGGATCATGTTCAGAAGAATAATCGCACAATTAGTGTAACCGGCATGTTGCTTGCGAAAGATTCAGCGACGGCCGAGCGAAGCTACAATACATTGCTGGCCAAAATGGAATCTGGCGCATTTGTAACCTACGTGGGACGGACTTACGCAGCCAACTATCTTATTACATCGATGCCGAAAGACTACAGCACGGTCAAGAACGGCTTTGGAATTAGTATCGAATTACAACAAGTAAGAATCGCGAAAAGCCCATGGGTGCGCAAGAAAACGACTGTTAAAGTTAAGGCGAAGAAATCGACTGCTAAACCTAAAACGTCCACAGCGAAGAAATTTCATAAAATCAAAAAGGGCGAGTGCTATTGGATTCTAGCTCGTAAATATGGTACGAATCTTAGCACATTAATGGGATGGAAAGAAAATAAATGGCCGGCTAGACGTATTCCAATCGGCGTGATGGTGAGGGTGAAATAAATGGCTATACGTGAGTATTTACCGGTTGATATCGACGACATTCCAGAACGGTTTGATGTGGATATTGAGGATGAGACATTTATTTTTCAGGTCAATTACAACATGAGTCAGAAATACTACACGATTGATTTGTACAGCTCGGATGAGGACCCGATTATGCTAGGGGAAAAACTTGTGCTAAATGAACCGCTTTGGGAAGGCATTTACGATGAGCGACTTCCTGCCCCTACCTTGATTCCGATGGATGAGGCAGGTCTGGCCAAAGCCATAACCCCCGAGAATTTCATGAAAACGGTATTCGTGTTCTTCGACAATATCGTGCAAGATTCAGAGCCAACTCTTGGAGAAGGTGATGCAGATGGCTAACGAGTTATTCGGACGTTACGCAGATGTTTATATCAGCGGTTCAGTTTACGCAGCACATTTCAACATGGCGAATCTGCATATCGAATTTGAGGTAGAATTCGATGACGATTCTAAGCCGAATATAAGCTCTGTGAGCATTTTTAATCTTTCCCAAACATCTAGGTCAAGAATTGTAAAAGGCGCCAATATTGCTATCACGGCGGGCTACAGGAAAGACGGAACGGGCGTTATTCTCCAAGGCAAGATAACGGGCGTTACAAATAACAAGGATGGCGTGGATCGCATTACGAAAATCAGCGTAAAAGAAGGGCAGGATTACAGTCATATCAAGATTGACACCTCAACTGCAGATGCTGCCGTCAAATACCAGGTTAAAAAACGCGTGAAACTCAAGAAACCGATTGTGACATATACAAAGACGAAAACAGGCAAGAAGAAAAAGAAAACAATATCTTATCGCACAGTAACCGAAACAAAGTACAAAAAGCGTGCGATGAAAAAGAGTTTTGGTAAAAATACTAGGTCATCAACGATAATTCGCTGGTGCGCTCGAACGCTTGGAATGAAGATAACGACGCTTTCACTTCCTACGGACAAGATTTACAAAAAAGGCTATACCATAACAGGTAGCATAGAGGCGAAGATGGAGGAAGTCGTTAAAAACTGCGGTGCCGTAATGTACTACAGGCGTGGGAATATGGTTATCCGAAGTATCAAGGTCGGTAACGATGAGCGGTTCACATTAAGCGCGGCAACTGGCTTGCTAGACAGTCCGGAACAGTCCGAAGATGATGACGGCAAGAAAATATACACGGTGCGATCGTTGCTACAGTATCGGATTGCAACGGCTAGCATTATCAGCATCAATTCAAAAACGGTAAACGGCACGTTCAGAGTGAAAAGTGGCAAGCATATTTGTAACGGCAGTGATTTTATAACGGAACTGGTGGTGTTCTAGATGGCGAATGATACGAAGTTTTGGGACACTTTTTCCCGCGCAATCATTATGAAAGTGCATACGTTGGCACCTGCGAAAGTTCTTGAATTGAATGGAGACAAGACAGAGGCGCAAGTGCAGCCTCTTTTTTTGACGAAAGATAACGACGGAAATATGCTAAGGCAACCTAGCGTTCCGGCTATTGTTCTGAAACACTGCAGGGACGATATCAAAGTGGACGACGTAGTTTTTATCATAGCAGCGGAACGGTCGCTGGATAACTTTGAGGGAACAAATGAGTTTATTGATCCTGACGACGTTCGGACACATGCATTACAAGATTCAGTGATAGTAGGTGTGTACTGATGAAAGATTTACTAATCAAAAATGGCGATCTCGTTTTCACAGGTACGGATTTTAGGCTGGTAGAGGGTTCGGAACAATTGAGACAAAATGTAGAATCGATATTGAAAACAGCAGAAGGAGAGTATTTCCTTGACGAAGATTTAGGGTTGAATCGCGAGAACATCCTAGGTAAGGGTTTCGACGAAGAACTAGCGCGTACTGATATTGTAGAGGCAATTGGGCAAGAGCAACGAATCGAAGAAGTTTCACAAATCGACTTTGAGAAGAATGGCCGCGAACTGCAAATAAATTTAAAAATGATTAAAGCTGACGAGGAAGAAATCGAATTGGAGGTGGACTTGGATGCTTGATGAAACTGGTTATAAACGCCCAACATACAGCGAAATATTAGAACAAGAGGAGGCGATGGCGCGGGAGCTATTTGGTGAAGATGCCGACGTTTCATCTAATGCAGCGCTGGGGAAGTTAATCCAAATAAATGCGTGGAAGCTGTCAGAACTTCACGAATTGGTGGAGCGGGTTTATTACAGCGGTTTTCTTCGCTTCTCTGAGGGTGTTCAACTTGAAGCGCACGGGAACAACCGTGGTATCTATAGAAATCCTTCGTCGGAATCTTACGCGATTATTGAAGCGACAGGGCAACCGGGTTTTGTTCTTGAAACGGAAACGGAACTCACGACTGATAACGATGTGCATTTCATGCTTATTGAGGATTTGCGGATCGATGCAACTGGAATCGGATACGCCGATGCTGTTTCAATCGACAAAGGCGCGGACCAGAATGTCGCGGCCAACGCGATTAATCAACTGATAGAGCCGTTTGATGAAATTTCATCTGTGACTAATATAGTCGCTTCGTCGGGCGGAGCAGATGCGGAAACAGATAAAGCATATCGCGACAGAATCCGACTCAATAACGAAGGTAAATCTACAGCTATTCGTGACGCAGTAATAGCCGCAATTAGGAACGTTAACGGTGTACAGTCTGCATCGGTAATAATCAATAACACGATGCAGACAGACGGTGACGGTAATCCTCCGAAATCTATTCATCCGTATGTGTTAGGAGGGAACCGGGAGGATATTGCGCGAGCGCTACATGAAAACATTCCGGCAACAGCGCAGACGGTTGGAACGATTTCAGAAATAGTGAAAGACCTGGCTAATATCCCGCATACGTATCGTTTTGATTATGCAGTTCAGGTGCAGATATTTGTTAAGGTTGAGGCGACGATTACACCCGAGTTCGAGGTCGATGGCGAGGCAATGATCCAAGATAGAATTGTAGGGGACATCGGAGGAATTAACCGCGAAAATGTTGTAGTAATCAGCAATCAGATGGGCGATGAAGTAGACGTTTCTACACTTTATCACGCTATCGGGGACATAGCCGGTATCAAGAAGTCTAGAATCACCATTGGTACGTCAAAAGATAACCTTTCCAGCACGACCGTCACTATATCGCCGAAGTCAGTTGCCCAAACCGCGATTGCTAACATCGAGGTGATTACAATTGACAACTGATAACTATTCAAATATGTTGCCAGATATGTACGACAAGGCGCCTGAAAGCAATATTTCTAAGTTGCTACAGATTTATGCAGATGACATAGAAACGTTGCGAGCAATAGCGGAAAAGGTTGAATCCTACCGTGATATAGATCAGGCCATTGGTAAAACACTAGATTATGCAGGTAATAACATTAATCAGCAACGTGGTAAGACCTCTGATGAGATTTATCGTGTGTTGATTAAAGCTAAAGAAACACGGATTCGATGTTCCGGAACGACGGATGACATCATAGAATCACTTGCTAGAGCGCTAGATTGTTCTTACGATCAGATTCAAATCTATTCAGATATTGATGAAGGTGGGACAGAGCCAGAGGCGCTTATTCTAAAAGGTTTGCCACTTGATTCGTTGAATAAGGTAGCTATGTCAGCAACGCAATTTACACAATTAGTTCAAAAAGTAGTGCCTTCCGAGGTGAGAGTATCGTCAGTTATCCTAGACGGTACTTTTTCTTTTGCTTCTGGAAGCGTAGTAGAGACGAGTCCGCAGGGATTTGCTAATACTGCGATGACAACAGGCGGAACATTGGGTGGTGTATTTACCCCAGAAAATGATTATATTCTACCAATATAGAAAGAGGTGATACAACAATGGCTACAGAGAAGACGTTTAAACAAGTCTTGCCGGAATGGCAAAAGGCAGGAACGAAGCCTCCTAGTGCAATGATTACAGGAGGATGGGCAGCAAATCAGAAACCGCCAGCTGATTACTTTAACTGGTTTTTCAATACTACGTATATGGCTTTGAAAGAGTTGCAAGATGTAGCTGATAAAGAGTTTGTTAAACGCGATGGAACTGTGACGATGACTAGCGCTTTAAAGATTGCACTCACGGGCGGTTCTGGAAGTGTTCTGTTAATAAACGAAGGCAGTAAAACGCATGGTTTTGCTACAGCAATAACAGCAGCAGGATATATTGCGATGGCACCGACCGGAGCAGATGGCAACCCTGACTGGACCAAGCAACTGACTTTAAACAGGTTAGGGAATTTAGATGTACAGGGTCTTACGATAAAAGGAGAACCAATTGCGCTCGCAAAAGATTTTTTGCCCCTATTAGGCGGAGAAATGACAGGTGCAATCGCAAGTTCAGCTACAACACCAATTCAGGCACGACTTCCAAACAGTCTCTATTCATGGAATCGAGGCAAACAGGCAGCTGGCACAGTAATTAAAGTTGAATCACGCATAGCGGGTGCTACAACGTACACTCAGTCATTAGAAATTACTGTAGGTTCCGGTGCTGGCGCGGTATCGGCAGATGGCAATTTCACCATCGATGCTATGGGACCAGATGATTCAATAGTGAAGGGGATTGTCCCGTTTGGGCATACGTTACGATACAGTGTGAGTGGTGTTTATATCACAACGGGCGTCTCAGTTGCGCAGTATTGGTACAGGGTTACGCGAAGTGATGATGGTCTAAAAAATTATCTTCAATTTGGTGCTCCTTTGATTTTTTCAGGAATTGGAGGAACGATCGGAGCGGGAGTTAATTTTGTACAATCCTACCTGCGGCTAAATGGCAGAGATGTTGCTATGAATGACGAGGTATTACTGTTAACCGGCGGGGAGTTGACCGGAACGGTTCATACTCGTGCATCTATTGCATACACCGGGAAAGTTGGGGAAATCAAGCACTATATCCCTGCGCAAGCAACAGGAACTTTAATAAGGTTTGAGCTGTATATTGATAATGCGTGGAGCAAATCATTAGATATCATTGTTGGAGATACAGCTGTATCAGGAACGTCAGATTTCTTTTTGAATCCGATGACAAACAAAGATAATTACATCACGGGATTAGGGCCGCTTGAAGCTACAAAGACAAGAGCGACGGTTGTAGCAACAGGAGTAAATACACTAGCAGGCGCCCCTTTATCAACTTCTTGGTGGCTTCGTATCTTACGTAATTTTTACGATACTTGCATACAAGCCGGAAAAAACCTCACTTTCTCTGGTTATGGAAATGCGCAGCTAGAAAAAACAGAGTTTAAAACAAAGTCACTAACGAAGAACGGAAAAGAACTTGCTGTATCGGAAGACGTTGACACAGCAATTACAAACGTAAAGCTCCCATCTGCAAATATCGAGTTATTAAGTGCGGGGTTCGAAAAAATTCGTAAGGGTAACGCGGCTAAAATACTAGCATACGGTGACAGCTTGACTTACGGTTACGATATCTACAGCACAGATAAACGACCGGCTGATACAGTTGCAACCTCAAATGGTACAAAGCATACGAGAGAACGAGCTAGTACAACATACCCGGAAGCGCTAGAATCTGCGTTAAAACAAGTATATCCATCAGTGACGGTTCAAAATTGGGGCTACTCGGGTGATACAGTTCTTTCTTCATATGCTAAATGGGACGGAATAAACCCGGGTGCAGACGTTACATTATTCATGTTAGGGCATAATGACAGCAAGAACGCGACGGAAACCATTGCAGATTTTGTTACAGGATATAAAAAAATCATTGATCGAGCGCTTGCTTGGGGGAGCGGTGTCATCTTTTTGACTCCTCCAAAGCAACAGAATGGAGCAGATTTCACAGTAGACACATACTCGCAGGCGGTTATACAGCTTGCGAAAGAGTATCGTGCGCCAGTCATTGATATGGCTGAATTAACAGCTGGTATTTCAGCAGATTATTACTCTGATTCAGTACATTTCAACGGCAAAGGCTATAATTTTATCGGCAAAAAATTGGCATCCTTGTTTATTAACAAATCAATTTTGAATATGAATATTGTACGAGAGCACGATGCCTTGAGTGTTACAAAAGAAAATAGCGGGATTCAGTTCAACGGAGAATGTTCCTATTCGACAAGCGAGTACTTCCCGACAGAGGATTCTGTAGAAGTTGGAAAAGGGAACGCCCTTGTCTTGAAACCAGGAGGAAAAGTATATTTCTCAGTCCGTGCAGATGAGGAAAACTTGCTGTTTCTGCCTTCAATCTACGCCGGTTCGAAAACATTGAATTTAAAAATCGAAATGGATTTTGGCGCAGATCCAGCGAACAACAGTATTTCGTATGCATTCAATACTACGAATGCACGTGCAATGAATAAACCTCTTAAAACGGCAACATTCACCACAGCCGATTTAAACTGGTATTCTGCATCGGCTCTGTACATCGACGGGCGGATAAATGCAAGTAAGCTAATGTATGCACCTCGAAAAGGCTACTACACAATCAGCATTGAAAATCTAGATACGTATTCAGTTAACCTGTTCAATCTAGAGTTTCGAAATACAAAAAAAGCATTGTTTGAGAATAACTTTCTATACACATTGGGAACATTTACGGGGGACATTCTAACGCTACAACCAGGAAATTATGAATTGTATAATAGTAGCGCTGTGAACATGCCTTTCGCAACGGGTTTGGCTTCAATTGAGGTTTACGGAGGCGGAAGCGGTCGGAAGATTCTTAAGGTGAAAAATCTCGTATCGAATATCACATGGGAAGGTATTTATAATCCAGCACTAGCCACCCCGCTTGTCTGGAATCAAATTGCTACAGATGCCGCATTAACTTGGACAAAGGCAGCACTTAAGAATGGATATACGCATTTCGGAAGTGCAAATGTTTATACGGCCATATCCGCAGATGGAAAGTTACTGTACGGTTGCGGGACTGGTTCAATAAGTAATCCTACAGGCGCAGAAGTGGAGGCGTTTGTGCTGCCTGCAAGCTATCAAATAGATTTTTCTGCTGCGGTGTCTGTACCAGTTCAAGGTACTGCAGGTACGGCGCGTGTTTTGATAGATGCCGCAACAAAGGCTGTAAAAGTAAGTATGGGTAGTACAACAAACGTAACGGGCGTTATGTTCAGTTTTGCTGTTCCAATTAGGTATTAGGAGGTGTTAGGGTTATGAAAGCTTTATTTAGCAGGCTATCAAGGCAACTAAAAGAGCTGAACCACAAGGAGATACTTTCAATTATGTTTCTCTTATATGCCTCGCTTTTCAACATCGTTACTGGCTTTTTTCTGATGGTATCAGGGGACACGATTGCGGAGCGAAGTGATACCTATCGATTAATGCAGAATTTAATGAACATGGATACATGGGGATTATTCTTCATAGTAAGCGGGATATTATTGTTTATAGCAGATTTTCAAGAGACAAAAGCGAAATTTATTAACATGGTGATTGGAGGGACTATCGGGGCGATGGTTCTTTTTTTGTACGCTTCGGCAAGTTTTGAAGTGTCATTATCTCTAATGTTGCCATCACGATACGCGATGGCAGGCTGTTTTAATCTATTTATTGCACTACTGGGAGGCTTGGAATTATGGAAAATAAAAGCGAGGTGAGTCAAGATTTTGTAACTAGATTGGATTTACTCGAGCACGGAGACAAGCTTAAGAGTGAGTTCACGAAAGACATCAAAGAGGTAAAAGAAGAAGTTTCTGATTTGAAAACGATGGTACTCCCACTTGCGGTTTCCGCAGAACAGACAGCAAAAAACACTGAAAAAATGTCAGAAACGCTTGAGAGATTCGCTAGTAATACAACGGTTCATCTGCATAAGCATGATTTAGATATCAGCAAAATGCAGGGTAACGTTGAAATTGGAAAAGAACGGAAACAAGGAAATACGTCAATTATAGTTGCAATAATAACCATTACTGGTGGCGTTATCGGCGCGATTATCGGATTAGCACCATTATTTTGGAATTGAGAGGAGCTAGAACTATGAAAAAATTTAATATGAAAAATGTAACTTTAGCTACGTGGGTAAGAACCGCATTATTGGCGGTAGCATTGCTAAATCAACTACTATCAATACTTGGGATTAATCCTTTACCTTTCAGCGATGCTATGGTGGAACAGTTTGTGACATTTATGTTTACAGCTGTAACTGCTGTTATTGCTTTCTGGAAAAATCAGAGTTTCACGAAAGCGGCACAGAGTGCTGACGAGCAAATGAAGATGGTAAAAACTAAAAAGAAACAAGGTGATTACAGATGAGTGTTATTACAAATGACTATATCCGCGTGAATCCGCATTCAAGACCAGGTTCGAAATTGACGGCAGTTAATAAAATAATTATGCACTACACTGCGAACAATGGTGGGACAGCGCGCAATCATTGGGGTTATTTTAATAATCTAACTGATCGCTACGCATCTGCTCATATTTTTGTAGATGACATTGAGGCCTTATGTATCATTCCACAAAATGAGGTGGCGTACCAGGCAAATGATATCCAAAAATACGTCAATGGCTCACCTTATCGTGGAGTAACGGCTTTGCTAAGCAATGCCAATTTTAAAGCTATCGGCATTGAAATGTGTCTAGACAAGAAAGGAAATATCACTGCTGCGACATTCAATAGAACTGTTGAGGTAGCAGCAGAACTGTGCAAAACACACAAATTAAAAGCAACCGATATCGTTCGACATTATGATGTCACAGGGAAAATTTGTCCTGCGCCTTGGGTTAACAATAGCGCTGAATTTACTCGCTTTAAAAATGCAGTTGCGCTTAAATTAAGCGGAAATCCCAAAAAAGGCAAACAATGGCTATACGCAAAACGTAATTTGTATATTTTAAAAGGCGCGGGCGATTGGACAAGCGCGCTGGCCTTCACATTACCACAACATTCCGCTGTGCAAGTCGATTGGGACAATCTGAAAAACGGTTGGTTTGAAATCAACTATCAAGGTAAAAAAGGTTACTATTCGGCATCTGTAGCAAATTATTTTGATGAAAAGAATCCGAATGTAACTTATATTTGCCAAGATGACTTGCTGTTCCGCGCTGATCCGAAATGGGGAGGCCCTCCATCATTTCGTCGTAAAAAAGGCGAAACGATTAACGCAGTAGAGAAGCTGTCAAACGGCTGGTTG